TGTCCGGAATTGGAACGAGAGGCAAAAGATGGGGGCAGGCATATATTTTACCCAGAAAATATTTTATTTTTACAACACGGGTATATTTTACCCAGAAAATGTTTCTTTTTTATAACACATACATATTCCAGATATATTTTACCAAGAAAATACTGTGTTTTTATAACACATATATTTTTTAGGTATAAAATACTTCTTTTTTACAACAAAAAAGACACCCCGTAATAGGAGAACAGGGTGCCCATAGGTAGGTTTATCTGTGAATGACATTATTATATCATATAAATATATAAGTGTCAAATAGAAATATTAAGATGCCGCCGCGGCTTGATTTTTTTTGATTTATCCAGTATTATATTCTATATATGATAAATAATGTGATTAGAAAAAACATAGCTAATCTAGTGGGGGCAGGCTATGGTGACTGGTGGAGATTTAAAGGTAGATATAGATTTACTATCGGAGGTAGAGGATCTAAAAAATCTTGTACCGCTTCTCTATACTTTATATATATGCTACATAAACTACCATTATCTAACTTACTTGTTATCCGTAGATACTTTAATACTCACAGAGATAGTACTTATAAACAGCTTAAATGGGCAATGAAAATGCTCGGAGTTGATAAATACTGGCACTGCACTAACCAACCTCTTGAAATGACTAACATTATTACTGGTCAAAAAATACTTTTCAAAGGTATGGACGATGTTGATAGTATTACTTCTATTACTACTGATAATGGTTATATTAACTTCGTGTGGTTTGAAGAGTTCTACCAATGCTCTAATGAAGCTGACTTTGATAGAATTGATATGTCTATAAGAGGTGAAAGACCAGAAGGATACTTTAATCAAATTACTTTTACTATGAACCCTTGGAGCGACAACTTCTTCGGTAAAAAAAGATTTTATGATATAGGCATTACTCACAAAGACCCTAACTATTTTGCTTGCTGTACCACTTATATGTGCAATGAACACTTGTCAGAACAAGATATCGGACTATTTGAGTGGATGAAAGAACACAACCCAAAAAGATATGCCATTGAAGGATTGGGGCACTGGGGAAGAACTGAAGGTCTAGTATTTAATAATGTTATTGAAAGAGAATTTGATTATAGAGAAATGCTTGCGAGACACGATAACTATGGTAATCCTTTATACAGGAAATGTTTTGGCATTGACTTTGGATTTACTAATGACCCTACTGCTATATCTATGGCACTCGCTGATGAGAAAAATATGGAGATATACATATACGGTGAGTGGTATAAATATGGAGCTACAAACAAAGACATATATGACGCAATTATAAAACTTGGACTTGATAGAGAACTAATATATGCTGATAGTGCTGAACCTAGAACCATCAATGAATTACATTTATTGGGACTAAATAGAATAGTAGGAGCACTAAAAGGTAAAGATAGTGTAAACTCTAGCATACAAAAACTACAAGATTATAAGATTTTTGTACACCCTACTTGTACGAATGCAATTATAGAGTTTAATAACTATGCTTGGGACACAGATCCAGATACTGGAAAACAAATAAATAAACCAATAGATGAATATAACCACTTTATTGATAGTTTTAGATATGGAACTAGAGATATAAACGGAAAAAACTTTGTCTGGTCGTATTAACCTATTGATTTTTACTCTACAATAACATATAATTATTAGAAGAGGAGATTTTTATGATAGTATTAGATAATATCACAAACAAAACAGATCAAAAAGACTTCATAGAGTATGTTATACAAAACTATGAAAAAGCAGATAACCCAACATTTGTAAATCTTAATATGGGTTGGGATTATTATACTAGCAAGAATGAAATAAACAAAAAGCAAAGAATGGTTACAGGCATAGATGCTGAAGGAAGACCATACAATAAAGTCAGTCAAACATTGTCTAATACTAAACTTATACATAATTTTTATAGAAAACTCGTAAATCAAAAAGTTTCTTATGTTTTAGGCAGACCTTTTACACTACATCACAATATTAGTGGAAATAGAGAGTATATTGATAAATTATCTAGAGCTATTAAGCCATATCTTAATGATGTTTTATTTAGTGAAATACAACAAGCAGCCGCAGACGCCATTATAGGTGGTTGCGGTTTTATTTATTGTTATTATGATACAGATCATAAACTAAGATTTGATAGAATTGACCCTAAACAAATTATTCCTGTCTGGAAAGATGGCAAGCATAAAGTTTTGGACTCAGTTATACATAAATATTCTAGATATGAGTTTCAGCCAACTAAAAATATGGTTGAGATTAAATGTGTTGACTATTACACTAAATCAGGAAGAACAAAATATGAGTATGATATAAATGGGAAACTTATTGAAAAAGATAAACTAACTGCCTATGTAAATATCAATGGCGTCAAAGGTGGTTGGGATAGGATACCTTGGACTTGGTTTAAGTATAGTCCAGATGATGAATGTTTATTGACTAATATTAAATCACTTATAGATGAGTACGACCAAATACAAAGCTCAGTTAGTGATATGATTAAAGATAGTCCTAATGCTTATATGGTTATCAAAGGTTATTCAGCTGGTTCAGTAGAAGAGTTCCAAAGAAATGCAACTGAGTATAGAAAATTATTCGTGCAAGCTGATGGCGGTGTAGATAGTCTTGAGACTCCATTACAAGTAGACCAAATCAAGCTTCAATGGGAGCAACTTAGAAAAGATGTATTTGAGTTTGGGCAAGGTGTTGATACAATAAATACTGATTTAAGAGATACATCTGGTGTTGCGCTTAGACATATTTATAGTGACCTTGATATGGACTGCTCTAAATGGAGTACTTTATTAAAACAAAGCGTTCAGAATATATTATATTTTGTATTTGCTGATGTTTTATTTAATACAGGAGAAGATTATATAGACGCTAATTTTGATATTATATTTAATACTGATATAGTTGTTAATGAAAGTGAGACAGTCACCAATTTAATGAACAGTAAAGATATTCTTCCAATGAAAACTCTTATTGCTCAAAGTCCATTTACCATAAATGCTGAAGAAGAATATGCTGAGTGGGAAAGAGAGCAGCAAGAGAAGTTGGATAGAGATATACAGTTAGCTACGGCTAAACAAACAAATAAGGAGGTATAGTATGAAAGTATATGCGAGAGATGTAGTTCAAGTAGGTACTAAAGTAGTAAATGGAAAGCAACTACCGCTATGCACTATGACCTTAATGGGTAATGGAGAATGTTCTGCGGCTAAGCCTCAGTTCTTCAATGATGGTGTTTTTGAGAATAAAGCCATTGCTCAAGGAAGTGCATATTGCAATACTAAAACTTTTGGCATTATTCTCTATGACGAAGAGAACAATACTTGGGGAGCTTAAAAATTATTATTGAAGAAAGGAGAAAGATATGGATATATTAGATATTGGTGCTGCGGTGTCACAGAGTAAAGGTTATACCGACCAATACTTGACAACAGGTTCAACTCCAATGGGTAGTTGGAACGCTAGCACAAATACTCCACATATAACTCAAGGCAGTGGATCTATAGGGCAGTATTATGATGTAGTAGAAGCTGGTACTTGGGATGGAGTAGATTTCTTGGTCGGCGATAGATTATTATTTGCAGCCAACAGTAATAAATGGGAAAGAATACCTACTGGTGTAGAGCAAGACGCAAGCCCTATGGTCGTAGCATTTATTGACCAAACAATAACTAATTTACCAACAACAAGAACAAGCGGCAAGCCATTAGTAGTAAGTGATAGTGTTAAAGTAAAATCAACAGCAACACTACCATTTGAAGTAAATGGCATAACATTTGACAGTTATTTAGATGAAGCTGAGTGGAATGGAACAGCTTGGCAAGAAAAGTCTTATCAAGCAGGCAAGACAAACGAGATAAAAGTCAATAAGCCATTAGAGGAAAGTTTAAGTGGCATAGCAGACTATCAAAGCGATGTAAATAAAGAGTTTGTGAAAGAACACTTAAAAGAGTTAAGGTTTAGAGGTTATTATTCAGTAGCCACACCAACTGGTTCAATTAAAGAAGGCAGCGTGTGGTATGAGAGTGATACTTTAAGCACAACTTTCCCACTACAGGTGAAAACATATACTAATGGTGCTTGGTCTTTAGCAACAAGTGATTACACACCAGCAGATTTTGATGTTTTAATCAACCAAACAAAGAATGATGTAAATTATTGCTTTAACAATGAGTGGAAAGACTTTGGAGGAGATGTATTTACAGATACAGACGATTTAACCACAATAACAAACCCATCAAATCAAACTATATATAGACTTAATTACAAAATATATAAGATAAATGGTGCAAGAGCTGAGAATGTAATATTCTATAAATCTCTTGGTTCAACTGTAGTATCAAATACCGGTGTTTCAGTGAACGGTCAACCTGAAGTAGCTTATGAAGATATAGTTATATCAGATATTATAGACTGGATTTCAGCTGGTTATATAGAAGTTGGAACTTATAGTAATGGCACATTTGCAAAATATGAGAATAGCACAGGTAGTATATTATTCAATATTAAAACAGCATTTACTGAAGAAGATGCCTATGATTTATATTTTAACCCAACAGGCACAGCAGGTGTAGATAATTTCATTAAGATTTCAAGTTCAGATGAAAGTGCAGCTTCATATAATGACTTAACTAATAAACCTAAAATAAATGGTGAAGTAATTGTAGGCAATAAATCAAGTGTAGATTATAAAATATCAAGAGAATTATCAGAAGCTCAATACACCGCTTTATCTGAAGAAGAGAAAAATAATGGAACATCATACTATGTAGATGATGGAAGTTCAGGAAGTTCTAATGTAGAAGTAACAAGTTTTAATAATTTAACTGATAAACCGTCAGTCAATGGTATAACATTAAGAGCAGGCCTAACATCAGCAGACCTTGATATGTACACCAGAGCAGAAACAGACGCAAAGTTTAGTGGTGTATTTAGTTATAAAGGTGTAGTCGCAGATATAGCACATTTACCAAGTGCAAGTGATAGTAAAGCAGGTGACGTTTATTATGTAACTGATGAAAGTGCTTCATTCGCATTTAATGGTAGTGCTTATGAAAACATAGGTGGTGCTGTAGATTTATCTGCGTATCAAACTAAACAAGATAACGCACTTGAAACAACAAGTAAAAACATAACAGGTGCTATAAATGAACTTAATACTAATAAGACAAATAAGAGTGACATAGTTGATAATCTAACAACAGATGATGCCACTAAAATGTTATCAGCTAAACAAGGAAAAGTATTACAAGATACAAAAGAAACATTAGCAAATAAAGTTACAAGCATAACTAAAGACTCAACAAATACAGAGTATTCAAGTGCAAAAGCAGTGTTTGATTATTCAGCCCCATTTGATAGTGTAGCTAATTTAACATCAGGAAATGTGGACTCTAATGATTGTGTATTTAATGTAGAAGGTTATACTACACAAAGATCTATTAGACAAAAAGTATTTTTTGGAAGAATACTTGACCCAATAGCTAATGGCAATAAATGGGGAAGAGTTATTACAACTGTAAATGTTACCGAAAGTGAAACAATAATTGAGCAAAGATTTACAATGATGTTTAACTTTGTAGGTCAGTATCATAGAGTAGAGTTTTATAGACTTGGTCACCTTGATGTTAGTTATGGGACAGCAATTTATGATAATAGAGCTAATATAGTATGGCTTCCTTGGTATCCTACAGAGTATCCAGCAACAGATATTCCTTTGATAAATAGTTGGACTGCTGATACCGCACAGATATCAATAACAGGAGGTAATGCAATTTTTTCTTTTAGACAATTAAAATTAGTAAGTGGAACACAAGGTAGAATTGCACAAATTGGTTATGGATTCCCTATGAAAAGTAGAACTGTAAGGGCATATTCATCAATGGAAACTTTAACATCAGCACAAAGTGCATTAGCTGAGGTTGGAATAGAATCTACATCTATAGCTATAAATCTATATGGTTGGACTACTGGGAGAGCATACTATGGGCAAATAGTTGCTCCACTCGGTTATTAGGAGGTGGATAAATATGTCTAATAAATTATATAAAAACAATTCCATTATTATAAAACAAACCGACTCTTATAATGACTTAAAAAACTCAACTAAACCTATGATAAATAGCATAATGCTTGAAGGTAATAAAACATCTGATGAGCTTAATATGTACACTAAAGATGAAGTAAATCAGTTGTTAGCTCAAGTTCGTAATGTAAGATATACAGAAACAACACCAACAAACCCTCAAGCTAACACTCTTTATTATGTAGGAACGACTGCACCATATAATGTCTATCTCTATATAGAAGATACAGCAACCGGAACACTTACAAGACTTGATATGGGAACTACTGAAATAGATTTAACTGAGTATCAAAAGTCTCAAGATAATGCACTACAAACTACATCTAAAAATATAGTTGGTGCTATCAATGAAAATAGAACTAATATAAACCTTAAACAAAACATTACTGATAACACTCTTATCACAACTAATAAAACTATTGTGACAGCAATAAATGAAATGGAAACAGATATAAATGCTTTGCCTAATAATTATGCCCTATTTAATAGCAATGCTTATAATTTAGATGGTGTAGCTGTTTCAGCAGATGGCGTATTATGGGACTTTACTCCAAGTGGTTCTGTTAGGAGAGAGCAGACAAGAAAGGCTTATGCTTATATAGTTAACCCTATAACTAGTTCTAACATTTATGGAACAGTAGAAACAACTATATTATATTCAAATGCTACTCTTTGCACTATAGAACAAGTATTTACAGAGTTAAACCCTAATAATACTGTTAGGTTTAGAAGGCTTGGCACAGCTCCAGCACAAACAATAACATTCACTACAGCAACCATAACTTGGAAGTCTTGGTATCCTATAGAATATCCAAAGGTTACATCACTTACTTTAACAAATTGGTTAGACTCAACTGTGATAACTAATGGTTCAATCACTCTCTGCGTTGTAGGAGGAGTGGCAGCAGTTTCTTTTAATTCAATAGTATTTAACAAGCAATTAACATCTGGAACTACTACTTTCGCAACAACAACAGCAGCGGATTGGTTTACTATGAAACAAGGTGACAGATGTGCATTTCCATTATTCTTAATGCAATCACCACAAACTGTATTGTTTGCACAGTATCACGAGTCTAAAACATTCCAATTAGTAGGAAATGCAGCCGCTATAGTAGATAATCCAAGATGTCACGGAACTTGTTATGTTCCATTAGGTTATTAAGGAGGTGAACTATGCGGTATATTATAAAAGGAAATCGTATTTATGGTATTTATAATCAAAATTATTCTTCACTAACTGGTAAGCCTTCTATAAATAATATAGAATTAGCCGAAGGTGTATCATATAGTAGTGAAGATTTAGGAATAGTAGTAGGACCTATATCACAAGCGGTATATGACGCTATGCCTACTCATAATCCAGAAACAATTTATGTAGTATATGATGATGAAATAGACCCAAGTTCTAATACAATAAATTATAATGACCTTGAGAATAAGCCACAGATAAATGGTCAAACTTTAACTGGTAATAAATCACTATCAAGTCTTAATATTTATAGTAAAGAAGAAGTAAGAAACTTAATAGCAGCTGGTAGGTCAATACTTGTAGTATCAACTAAACCTACAAATCCTACTCCAAACACTCTCTATTATGTAGAAACTTCTACTCAATCAGTTTATCACGTCTATTTATATGATAGTAATACTCAAGAAGCAGATTTAGGTTTATCAACAATAGATTTATCTGATTATTATACTAAAACACAAGCAGATGATAAGTTTGAGATACTAACTAATAAAGTCAATACAATTACTTCAGCTTCTACTGCAACTGAGTATCCATCAGCAAAAGCCACATTTGATTACGCAGCTCCATTACAAAGTTCTTTTGCAAACGGTGGTGATGGCTCTCAAGCTTACGACCCAAATAATTGTGTATTTAATTTAACACGAATTGGAACAACAACAAGAGCTGTAGAAAGAAGAATATACTCTAATGTGGTTGTAAGCAAATCTATTATGGGTATAAGTAGCGGCAACTGGTTTGGTGCTATGGAAGTTATGGAGATTAAGCAAGCATTAGCTGGAACAGTTGTCATATATAATACATTATATGCAACAGCTGACTCTGTATCTGGAGTGCTTCCTAATAATCAATATGTATTCAGAAGAATAGGCTGGTATAACGCTAATGATAATTTAGTATATGATAATAGAACAAATATAACTTGGAAAAATTGGTACCCGCTTGAATACCCACAGACAGGGTTGAAAGATTTAATCAATACGACAGATTTTAGTTGCACAGCATTTAACCTTACAGTATCAGGTGGAATTGCAATGTATGATATTTATAATCTAAACCCTAAAAATGCCTCTGGTATTAAAGATATAATTTCACAAGAAAATATAAGTAAATATAGCTCACTCCAAAAAACTAATGCAAGGGCGTGGTTGTTTGATACTGCTTCAAATAAAAATATTCTATATCTAGAAAGTGATATTGGGCAAGCGATAAAAACAAGTGGGTATTCAACCGCTGGTGCAAATTATAGAGGAAGCTTTTCAATTCCATTAGGTTATTAAGGTGGTGTTCTATGAAAACTCGTGAAAAGATATTATATTATATACTAGCTTTTATACTTACTCTTACAGTAGCCTATACCATAATATTTTGTATTAAAGGCGCATATCCAAAAGAAATGTATTTAGCATTAGTTCCTACTTGTATAGCAGAGTTCTTTATTATTTATAAGTTAGGCATAGAAGATAAGAAGAAAGGGGGTCAAAACTAATGAAAGATATGTTAGTTCCTATCATTGTTGCGGTCATTGGTTCAAACGCTTTCTTCGGCTTTATACAATTTCTGATAACTAGAAAAGATAGTAGTAATAAGAAGTTAAAAGAAATAAATGGAAAGTTTGATAAATTAGAGGGTAAATTAAATTATTTAGACCAAGGCAATGTAAGATTACAACTTATGGTTCTTATACATTTATACCCACAAAGAAGTGAAGAGATAATCAAACTTGGAAAACAATACTTCTGTTCTTTCAAAGGTAATTTCTATCTAACAACAATTTTTAAGCAATATTTAGATGACAATAAGCTAATCTATCCTGATTGGTTTATTCAATACAAAGACAATAATTAAGGAGGTGTCAAAATGAGAAAAGCAGTATTATATGTAGTTCTTGAGCCAACAGCAAAAGGTGAAAGCCCAAAGATGTATTGGGTTAAGGGTCACGAGTTTTCTACATTAAGAGAAGATGGGCACATATTTGGTTCTAAAGAAGAAGTTGACAAGGTTCAAGCAATGTTTGACTTTGATATGCAACTTGAATATTTAGAGCACTAATTGGAGGTAATTATGTTAGTTAATTTTGAGATGTTTATTGCAATGCTCTTTGTAGTGTGGGCAGTAGGTGAAGTGTTAGTGCAAGCACTTAAAAACAAACTTCACATTGACAAGATGTTATATTCTGTTCTTGTGTTCTTAGTTCTTGGTGTGTTTGCAATAGTTTATAACTATTTCGTATCACCAGTAAAGATTGAGCCTATATACATAATGAATTGCATTGTATTCTTAGTTCTTTGTGTGCTAATACCTATCACGGGTTATGACGCACTTGTAGAGTTAATTAAGAGAATATCTAAGTAGGGATAAACAGGGTGGGGGTAGCTTTGCTTACCACCCTAATAATAAATGCCCTCCAAAGCGAATGCGGTATGTGTGGTAGCTCCGTAGGTTAGAAAACTTGAATTGAAAAGGAGTTCTATGAATAGAGCGTTCGGGTAGTACCTGAGAGGTCGTTGGTGCAAATCCAGCCCACACAATGATGAGGTGATTTTATGAATGATAATATAAAGAAGTTATTAGACATAGCACAGAATGAGATAGGCTATGTAGAGAAGGCATCTAAAAAAGATTTGGAAGATAAGGTTAAGAATGCAGGTAATAACAACTATACAAAGTATGCTGAAGAGTGTTTTCCTGAATTACAAGGTATGGCTTGGTGTTGTATGTTTGTGTGGTGGTGCTTTGAGAAAGCTTTTGGCAAGATAATGACACATAATTTAATCGGAGAGAAGACTGCTAAGTGTAGTGTAATGCACGATAATATGTTGAGAATGGAGTGCATAGAAGTAGATAGTGCAGAACCAGGTGACATTATATTTTTCAATAGTGGGTCTGGTATCAACCACATAGGCATAGTGTATAGCGTAGGCTCAACGATAGCGACTATTGAAGGCAATACATCAAGAGGTTATAATATGGTAGTTCCAAACGGTGGTGGTGTATTCACAAGAGCATATCAAAAGAATAACTATAGAATAGATAGTATAATAAGACCGAGATGGGATTACTTAAAGAGTGAACCTGTAAGTGTATATAATGCTGAAATCAATGCAATCAATGTAAATATACGAGATGGTGCTGGCACACAATGTAATTGGGTAGGGCAAGAAACAAAAGGTTTTAAGTTGAACATCATTGGTGAGAAAAAAGATTTGAATGGTAGAAACTGGTATGTGTTTATGTATAAAGGTAAGATAGCATATATTTGTTCAGAGTTTGTTAAAAGGGTGACTAATTATGTATAATTGGTATCATTGGGCGTTATTAGTTTTAATGATTTACTTATTGTTTTTACTTTCAAGTTTGTTTTTTGACAAATAATTATTGATTTTCTTGCTATTATTCTATATAATAAATAATAGATTACTCTATGGAGAGTATAACACCAAATATGTAGTCGGCTGGACTATAAACAGTTGGAGATTTATATGTTAAAAGATATTTTGTTAGAAAATGGTTTTACTGAAGAGCAGTTCAACACAATTAAGAGTTGCATAAACAAGTCTGAAGACTATGTGCCAAAAGCAACATTCAATGAAGAACTGGCTAAAACTAAGAAGCTTAAAGAAGATTTGAACTCAAGAGATGAGCAACTTAAATCGCTCACTGAAAAAGTAGGTGATAATGAAGCTCTACAAGCTGAGATTAAAAAACTTCAAGATGATAATGCAAAAGCCAAAAAAGAGTACAATGACAGCATAAAGAAAATACAGAAAGACAATGCTCTCATCAATAAGTATGGTGATATGGTTTATAGCATTGAAGACATTAAACGGGTATATGATTATAATAAGCTTGTACTCAATGATAAGGGCGAAATAATAGACGGCTTTGAAGAGCAAGACGCTAAGATAAGAGAGCAGTACCCACATTATTTTAAGCCAAAAGACAATTCTGCTAATGGCAATGGGGGAATAAATGGCTTACCACCAGCTTCTGGAAGTAATCCAGCGAAACCAATTTTAACAGAAGCACAAAAAAATGTACAAGCGGGTATAGACTTGGTAAAAGCTATCCGCGGTATAAAAGAATAAAAAAGGAGATTAAATAATTATGGCAAATGTAAGATTTGTTAAACAAAATTATTCAACTGAGCCATCTATAGTTGCTTTTCCAGAGCACATTCTTAGTGTAGGACACACTTTTGAAAAAGATGACGCAGCTTCAGTTGTAGTTGACGGAAGAAAAATCGTCAAAGCAGGAACTATCGTAACTTATACTGATGATAATGGTGACACTAAGACTGGTGTTGTATTATATTCAGTAGATGTAACTGATGGCAACCAAATGGGTGCTATTGTAAGACACGGTTGGATTAGAACAGACAAGATGCCTGTTGCACCAACTTCAGCTCAGAAGACAGCAATGCCTCAAATTGAGTTTGTCTAATTTTTAGTAAAGGAGAAAATATATTATGGCTAAAATATTTGATTTATTCAATGCACAAGCATTGGCAGTATATATGGAAGATGTAAATATTAAGAATAAAGCGCCTTTATTCTTTGAGAAATACTTCCCAGCTAAAAAGCAAATGGGATTAAACCTTTCTTGGTTTAAAGGACACAATAATCTTCCTATGGATCTTCAACCTGGTTCATTTGACGCAGCTATTCCTGTAAGAGATAGACAAGATTTAGCAAAGGTTGAAACTGAGATGCCACTCTTCAGAGAAGAAATGGCACTCTATGAAAGAGATAGACAAGACCTTCTTAATATGAGAGAGGTACAAAACCTTACTGATGGTTCAAGAGACTCTCAAATGGCTAGAGAGCTTATTGAGAGAATATATGATGACAGAATGCAACTCTACTATGGTGCTAAGTCAGCACAAGAGTATATGAGAGCAAAACTTGTAACTAGAGGACAATTTGTTATTGCAAATAATTCTCATACAGGTTCTTATGTATCACACAATTATAACTTTGACCCAGATGGTTCTTGGGCAGCTAAGACAAGAGTTGCAGTAACTACTCCTTGGAGTGATTTAGCTAACTCAGATCCACTTGGTGATTGCGAGGCACTTATCCAAAAAGCACTTGATGACGGTGTTGTTATCACAGAGGCTATTATGGGTGCTAAGACATTCAACTATATGCTTCAAAACCAAAAGATCCAAAGAAATATGAACGGTAACAATGTAGCTAATATGGTATCATATAGTAAAGTTGCTATCAAACAATATATTGAGTCTTACTTAGGCATTACAATATCAATAGACCAACAAAACCATAAGACTACAAGAGGAACAACTGAGTTCTACTATCCACAAGAAGCAAACATCACATTCTTAGGTGCTCCAACACTTGGTAATACAATGTTTGGAACAACTCCAGAAGAAGCTGATGGATATGCAGTTCCTGGTTTTGACTTCTCACTTGTAGATACAGGTATTGGTATATCAGTATTTGTTAAGTTTGACCCTAATATGACAAAAGTAACTAGAGTAAGTGAGATCGTTCTTCCATCATTCCAGAATATGGATAGCGTATATAACCTTTATTGGGAAATTCTTTACACAGTTACTTATGACGCTGGTAGAGGTACAGGAACAGTCACAGCTGCTACTCAAGCAAGCGAAGGTGCAGCTATAACACTTGATGATGGTTCTGGTTTAACACCTCCAACAGGTGAAACTTTCCAAGGTTGGCTCATTGACGGTCAAGTAAAGACTGGTAGTTACACACCAACTGGTAATGTGACTGCTGTAGCACAATACGCATAAGCATTAAATATTTAGGAGAATAGTTATGGGACTTATGGATTATACATCTTATCTAGCTTGGCTTAAAGCATATATAACAAACCATACAAAAGATGGTGAAACTTATGACGATAGTATAGTTTTAGAAGCACTAGAAGAAGTTGAGCAATATATTAAAAATTATTGCAGAATACCAAGAGTCCCAAACGCTCTTAAATATGTTTGGGCTAACTTAGCTTTAGATTTATTAAGAACTCAGTTTCCAGAGGTTCTTGAAGGCGCTGGCGGTGGTACTACTACTGACGCTGTAGTAACTGGCACAGTAAGTGCTATAGTTAGGGGCGATACTGAAGTTAGATTTAGTGCAAAAGATGATGGCAACGGCGGTGGATATGTACATAAACCAGAAATGGACGATCTAGTATATAACTATAAGGGTATATTACAGAGATTTAGGATGTGGCAATAATATGAGTTTACAAAGTATTATTTTACAATCTAAAAAGTTTGTTGAAATGCTTTACTTAGACACAATGACGGTATATAGAAATCAAACTATAACTAAGCCGAACGGTAGTAAAACTACTGAACTGGCACCTGTTGTAGGTATGATTGATATTCCTTGTGGTATAAGTTTTAATAAACTCAATTATGATAATCCTTTGAAAGAAACACCCATAACTAATCCTATACAATCAAAACCAAAAGTATTTTGTGGACCTGATGTAAATATTAAGGCTGGAGATGTTGTATGGGTTACAGCTGGCGGAAAGATATATAAAGGAAAAGCATCTGATGATTGTGTCTATGACAGTCATCACATAGAGTTTACATTAGGAATTGATACGGAGGCTTAAATATGGGTGAAGCTAGAGTAAAACTATTTGGCGTAGGTATGACAATACACATACCTGAACAACTACCACCTAAACTCAATCAAGAACTCAAGCACAAATTAAGTATAGCCGGCAAACGATGGGCAAATAAAGAAATAAAAGCTCAAGCAAAAGACCTATTACACATTCTTAGAGCAAGACAAGACTGGAGTGACGGTCAAACTCATAATGATACTGGAAGAATGAGAGCTCATTGGAATGTTGGGTATCCTAGAAGTGTTGATAATAGCGGATTTGAAGTATCATTTTACAACGATGCTGTAAGTGATAAGGGCTATCCATATCCAGCAGCAGAAGAGTTTGGTACTATGTATAGAGAAGGACACCATCTAGCACAAAATGCTTTACAAAATGACTTTTTACCTTCAGTGCTATCAAGAATGAGAAGAAGATTTAACAAGGAGTTCAAATGATAGAATTAAATGGTTCAACTTTAATAGATAGTATAGTCAAAACGCTATCAATGCACTTCGGGAATGAACTTACAGTATATGACGGAAAAATAACTCAAAATCTAGAAGAACCTTGCATAATGGTGACTGAAGATAGGACCGGATCAAAAGATGAGTTATTTGATAGACGAATGGAAGAACAAGTAATTGAGTTTGAAATACATTGCAAAAACAAAAATGATAGTGCTGGAAATGAGAATACTGAAATATGGTCATACACAAGAAAAATAGCATATATACTTAGAGATATATTGCCACTTATAACAGCTTATAAATACAATGATGATATGACTGAAATGATACCTACAGATGATGTATTTAGAGGTTTCAACTTCTGGTGGAAAGTATTGGGTGGTAAAGGTTATGTATATATGACATATAAATACAGAGTTGTCAAGAAAGATGAAGCTGACAAACTTACAAATCTTGATAACAGCACAATGGTAAAAAATAGAAAGGAGTAAATTATGGTAATACAAGCTTATGATAGTGAACATAAAATAAGACCTGGTGTGTACATAAAAAATATTGTAGAACCTAACAGTAACGCCAATGAGACTGGTAAAGGTTCAACTGCTATAGGTCTTGAAATGAGCTGGGGAGAAGAAGGAAAGCTAATAGAATGTAATCAAGCAGACTATTTTGCAGGTAATTATAAGCATATATTAGGCTGCTCTTTACAGAATGTGACTAAATCTCTTCCTTTTACACTTGCTTTATCAAACTGTAATACAGCTTATTTTTACAGACTTAATAGAAATGGTGTTAAAGCTACAGCTACTATCGGCAGCGGTAGCGATGAGATAACAGTTAAAGCTATATACACTGGTGTCGTAGGTAATACAATAAAAATTGTAATAACTAAAGATAAACCAGTCACAGGAAAATATAGAATTGATGTAATGGTAGATGAGTCTAAAGAAGAAAGTTTCACTGTTGCTGACATAGATGGCTTAAAGAAAATAGCTTCTAATTGGGTTATATTCACTGCTGGAGATACTGCAAGTGTAATAACACCTACTGCTGGAACAAACTTGTCAGGTGGAACTAATGGAAGTTCTACAACAACTGGAGTTAAAGCATCTTGTGAAGTTGGTAGCTTGAAGTTTGAAGCTAAAACAGCTGGAACTTCTGGAAACGACTTATCAATTACAATTTCAGAAAACGCTACTACAGATACACATTACGACTTAGCAATATTAAACAACGGTACTGTAGTTGAAACATTTGATGATTTAGCTGATATAAGTGCTTTTGACGCTGTAAATAGTGCTTATGTAGATGTGTCAATTACGACTGGCACAAATATAGTATTGACATCAGGTACAGCATTAACTGGTGGCAGCAACGATAGTAATTATTTAAGCTATTTCTTTGAAAGTCTTACATATAAGCATATTGATACAATAGCTATAAATGATAACACTACTGCTGTTCAAGAAGCATTGGCTAACTGGACTATAGAACAAAATAGGAAAGGTAAAGAAATTCAAGCCATTGTTATAGACAAACCTTCAGACGAAGAGTGCATAATTACAACTTATAATCAAGGTTATAAAGTAGGCACTGAGTATGAAGTTAGTCCTTCATTATTTACAGTACTTATAGCAGGTGCAAGAGCTGGTTGTCAATTAAATCAAAGCTTAGCTGGTAGAACAATCTATGGTGCTACTGAAATCATAAATCCAGTAAGTGATGAAGATGTTGAAGAGCTGCTTTCTCAAGGATACTTCTTAATTACTTATGATATTGATGGCACTGTATGTATTGAAGAAGATAATAACTCTTTAATTACATTCACAGAAGATAAGCCAGAAGACTTAAAGTATAATCAAGTATTTGCAGTTAGAGCATTTATCAACTACCAAACTGCTATGGTATTTAGGAACTATCTTGGTAAGTTTACTAACATTGATAGTGTTAGAAAACAAATAAAGAGTGATATAATTGTAACTGTATTTGACTATTTGTTAAGATTAGGTGCTATTGAACCTTATGACAGTGATAGTGATATAACTATTGCTAGAAAAGACGCAAGAAGTGCTTTAGTTGATGAGTGGTTTACAGTTTCACAAACTCTTACTAAGTTGTTCGTAAGAAATCACATTAAATTCTAATTATTTATGTTTGGATATGTTTATAAAACTACGAACCTTATAAATGGCAAAATATACATTGGCAAGCATAAAAGCCCTACCCACGACAAAGCTTATTTTGGAAGTGGTGTGATATTATTAAATGCAATAAACAAGTATGGCATAATTAACTTTACTAATGAAATTATTGAGTGGTGTGACAGTTTAGAAGAATTAAACGCACGAGAGATTTATTGGATTGGTTATTATAAAAAACTTGATTATGCTATGTACAATATATCAAATGGTGGAGATGGTGGAGACATATATCATTGTCTTAGTAAAGAACAACAAAAAGAGTTCGTTAAAAAATCAAGCATTTTAGGTAAGAAATTACCGCCAAGAAGTGATGTGTCAAAACAAAAACAACGAGAAAAAATGCTTGGTAGACCATCTCCCAACAAGGGTAGAAAAATGAGCGAAGCACAAAAAGAAAAACTCCGTAAATCTCATTTAGGACAAACACCTTGGAATAAAGGTAAAAAGATGTCAGCTAAGTATATTGAAAATAATAGAAAATCACATTTAGGACAGGTTGTAAGTGAAGAAACAAAATCCAAAATGAGTAAATCAAGACAAGGACATTTTGTATCACTAAAAACAAGACAAAAAATAAGTAATACTTTAACAGGAACAAAAAGAAAAAAGAAAGGAGAATAAAATTATGTATTTGAAGGCAGGTGACGTGATTTCAGGACAACAAGCCACTGTTATGATTACTACCTATGATGAGACAGGAGCTCAACAAGAAGTTGCAGAGTGCTTTGAAATCAAGAACATAAGAGCTACTGTATCTCTCAATAACATTGAAGTAAATACTATATCAGCTCCAGGAGTTCAGCATAAGCAAAAAGGATGGTCTGGATCTGGTAATGCAGAATGTTATATGGCAAGCTCTAGATGGAATAGAATAGTAATGCAGTATATTAAAAATGCTAAAACTTACACTTTTACATTAGTCATAAACAATGCAGATATTTCTTCAAAAATAGGCACTCAAAGCATACAGCTAAAAGATTGTAAAATAAGTGAGTTAGATATAGCTGCAGCTGACGCAGATGCTGATTTTTTAACACACACACTTAACTTTACTTTTGACGATGCTGATATGCTTGAAGAATTTGTAGTTCCATCATATTTATAGTACTATGTCTATGGCTCTTGCAATTATGTAAGAGCCATATTATAATATTATAAATAAATATTATCGGAGGAGCACTTATGGAAACAAAAAAGCAAAAAGAGTTTACACCAGAGTCAATAGTTGACTTTTTAATTGAAAGGAACTATGCTAATTCTATTCACACATACGATTTAGTTAAAGACGACAAATCTTATAGAATAAAGTATAAGTCTTTATCAACATTTGATTATGGAGAACTCAAATTAAAATGTAGAACAGCCACACCGCAAGGAAATATAGTTTTAGATGAAACTAGATTTTACTGTGAAGTAATAGCTAAGTGTTGTATTGAGCCTAACTTTAATGACACAAGTCTATTAAGTAAAGCTAATTGTACAACTCCAGTCCAGTTTGTATCAACTATGTTTGCACCACTTGAGATTGAGATCATAGCTGAAGTAATATTAACTAATAGTGGTGTAGATGACAAAACTATAGATAAGAGCATAGAACAAGTAAAAAAATTATAGTCAGTAATAAGAAAGGTAGTGCTTTTGATATGGCTGCTTATTATATGACAATAAAGTTCGGTTGGAAGCCATCTGATTTCTTTAAATTACCAATAAACGAACAAATAGTAATAATTGGAATGATAGCTGCGGCTGTTGAAAGAAAAGAACCATTGGGCGGAGGTATATAACTTGGCTGATTATTCAGTTTCTGGAAATCTAAGACTAAAAACAGAACTAGATATTGTAAAAGTATCTAGTAATATTTTAGGTGCGAAAGGTTATTTGCCTAATACTGTAATGCAGTACAAAAATATGGCTGCTAACTTAGTAACTGGTTTTAACTCTACAGTATTACTAATTGAAAGATTTGCTAATGGCATAAGTAAAGTAATATCTCCTATGGACGATATGTTATCTATCGTTAATAGGACAAAACAAGCATATAAAGGCTTATATGATAGTATCAATACTACCCATATAAATAGAATATTAAGAAATGGAGCAAATGCTTCATATACTGATATAAATACTTTTGGTAATGTTTTAGCAAGGCTATCATTTGTAAAACCAGGATTAGGATTAGACAATGTAGCAAACATAGCCGGCACTATAATGAAAGCTGGCTATTTAGGTGGAACGCAACCACAAGAACTTAGGTCAACAGTTCTACAACTTATGCAAGGCATAGGTAGTAATCAGTTAGGTGGTGATGAATTAAGGTCAATAAGAGAAAATGCACCAGGCATAGTAAAATATTTAACTCAAGGATTAAGGTTACTATCTAAAGATGACCCAACTAGATATGGACTATTTGCTGATATAAGCTCAGGTAATATAAAACAATTCGGCGAGTCAAAGCTTCTTACTAGTGATGTAGTCACAGCTGCTCTTAAGAGAGTTACTGATGTAGTAAATGAAGATTTTAAGCAGTTGACACCTACACTACAGATGAGCTCAAATATTATTGGCAATGAGTTGATAAATAAAGTATTTAATAATGGATCTCCTAAGTTTCTTGAACCTATAAAAGAAATTGTAGGTGATATAGCTAAAACAATCACTGAAGATAATAATGGCATTTTGCAGACTGTTGATAATATCAGTCAGATAGTGCAAACTACATTAAACTCTGCAAAACCTGTAATCACAGGCGTTGGAGTTTTAGTAGGTGCTCTTTCTAAAATAGTTAATACTACAGCCGGTCAGATATTTATAAACACTAGTATTGCTAGCAAAATGCTTACTCCGGCTATGAGATTTCTTAGTGGTGTTGCAAGAAGCATAAGTGATAATGGACTAGTTAATACTATACTTAATAGAACTTTAAATGATAATGTCGCACCAAACTCTCTTAAAAAAGCTAATTTTAATAATGCTATTTTTAATAATGCACAATTTAATGGTGCTAATATAGGCGGATTTGGTGGCTTTTCATCATACGGACCAAGGCGTCCTTTTGGAGGTGGTCCTTTTGTAAGTCCTGTTGAACCTATATATAGTAATTATAATGATACATCATATAGATACTGGTTTGATTTATCACACAGAATTGGGGGAGGCTCATATAACCCACAATTAGGAGTATTTCCAGATGACTCTTATTTTAACAGTAGTAGAGTTTATGAACATTTTAATGCTTATAAATGGTCTTATTTTGCTAGAGCAGCTGGTTATTATAACGCGTCTAATTTTGCTAAAAGTAGTATTGGAAGCACACCATTACTCACTGGAGCAGTAGGTCGCACTACATACACTGATAATGATGGAAACACTTTTACAGCTGATATAGTTAATGATATTGACACCGCTAATTCACATTTAGATGATATGGCTAGAAATAGTGCAAGTAGTGCTGGGCTATTATCAAGTATAGGATCTGTGTTAGCTAATCCTATGACAACATTTGGAATATCTGCTCTTATAGGTACAATAACTGCTGTAGGTGCTAGAATATCAACTAATATACAACTATTAAAAACATACGGCACTTCTGGAGCAGCTACGATGGAAGCTATTGAAAAATATAATAGCTTTTTAGGTAGCGGCATAAAACAAGTAGTTATGACAGCAAGTGGAGTACCTGGGTTTGTACCTCCTAACGCAGATGTTCTTAATCCTAATATGGCATATATTGCAAGAAAAGATGCTTTGAAGAATATATCTGAAGCTGCTCTTAATAACCCTGAGTTTATTGAGCGTGTAATAAGCAGGTCAGTATCAGATATTAAAGAAGCTGACATACTATCAAGGTTTCTTCTCGGCAAATCAGCTTATACTATTAGCGAAGATGAAGGAACTATAGGATTTAGAAATATTGAGAATATGCCTACTGGAATATCTGATATATTAAGACGGAAAGCAGGTCTTACTGGTAGCTATACACTAACAGGCAATGAAGCTAGAGCAGTTGAACTTATGTCTAAATATATACTAAATAATACTAGCGCTATGCAAACTGCAGCTAAAGATCTAGACACTGATATTAAAAATAAACTGTTTGAACAGATTGACGATCTAGTCGGTGAGACAAAAGATATAAACAATAACATTAAAACTAATTATAATAAACAGAAAATTGATTATATGACAAATGTAGCTAGTTGGTATGCAGATAAAAGATTAGTAGGTCAAAAGAATGTAAATGTAAATGGTGTGCATATAACCATACATACAACTAGCGGAGATATAGGAGCACTTACAGTTGAAGGATTTTCAGAAGGATTAAAGCAAGCTGTGGAGAACAGTCCATTATTGGCATAATATAAATTAAGGAGTTTATTATGGCAGCACAATATTATAATATATCTATGTATATAACTGATTTAAGATATGGTGTTATGGATTTACCATTTCTACCAGAAGAACTTGAAATCAAGTTTGATGGCAATGATGTGACTGACTATTTAGCCAACGGTCAGTTTTTTACACAGAAGAAACTACCTAAGCCAAAAGAGATAGAAATAAGCTGCTTTTTTCCTTCAAGCAGAACAACTACACAAGTAAATAAAGGTCTCAACTTTACTAATTTTATGGAGCCATATGAATGGAGAGAATACTTTTTTAAGTGTATTGATAATTCAAGAGTTATAAATATATGTTTTCCTTGGTGGGATTTTGATATGGATTGCACAGTTACATACTTTAATCCTAGAATATCTTATGCTGAAGTTGATGATGTTTATTATACAGTTAAGTTTACTGAATATAACTCTCCAATAATAAGTCCACTAACAACTATAAGAGCTCAAGGACACAACAGTTGGATAACAGCTGGAGAGTGGCAACTAGTTGGTGGCTCATCTCAACAGACTGTAGATTTAACACCTTATGTAGATCCAAATGCACAATCTACTTTAGCTAATAGCTCATCTGAAGCAGCAAGTAAAGCTACTGAGCCAACAAGCAGTCAATCATTAACTGATATGCTAATAGCAAGAGATGAGCAGACAAGAGCTAATATAAATGCTAAGAATGGTGTAACTCCGAATAAAGATGGTGCAAATAATAAATCTTCTAAAATCTATATATGCAAAGACAGTGATGTTGTTGTATATGGCAACTTTAGATATCTAGTTAATTTTAGCAGAAATAAAGAAGATATAAATAATCCAAAATATGATATACTTAAAGACCCTAAATATGGCAGTGACCCATTCTATACAAAAGGTTTCAAAGGCGATAACAGTTATAAAGATATTTATAGTTATATTGATAATGGCGGCACATTTAAGATAATGCAAAAAATATCTTATACAAGTGTTATGCCACCATACGAAACTACTATATACAAAATATGTACTGTGATAGATTATAATACGGTATCATTCGTACCACCAAATGTAAACTCTGTGTATTATGCAAGTATAGATGTTATTGATGTCACTCCTATAGTGTCTGAATATGTATCGCAAGCAATTAAAAGGTAAAATGTATGATATATAGTGATTTTGAAAAACCTATATATGTTGTATGGCTTCACAATGTCAGAACTGGGTTGTTTTATGATATATCAAAATCAGTCAAAAATATTATAATAACTACAGATATAGATGGAACACCAGGAAAAATGACTTGTGATATAACAAACTACGATGCTATACCAATAGAGAAAGGTAGCACAATATCAATAGATTACGGACAATGGGACGGAGATAGTGGCATACATATATATTTTGGGTTTATTTTTCATAAAAAGTTTAGTGATACTGATAACAATGTAGAACACATTACTTGCTACGACCAAGCAAGATATTTGAAAAACACATCATTTCTATCAACTGAAAATATGACTTTAGAGCAAGTTACTTTTAAGATGTGTAATGATTTCCATATACCATTACAGATAAAAAATGATACGCAAGGGCATATACTTCTACCAGTTCAGTTTGATAATGATACAGCTATGAATATAATACAGCATTGCATAAAAGATGTTTATATTTTCACAGGTGAAAAGTTTATAATAAGAGATGAGTTTGGTTGGTTGTATTTAATGAATATAAGGTCTCTTGGTAAAAACTACCACTTAAAATATCACGAAAGTATAAAGCACTATACTTATGAGACTGAAATAGACAGTAATACATTTAATGTTGTAGAAGCTGTTTATGGAGAAATGAACGGACAGAAATTTGAAATAGCCAGTAAAGTAGTATTCCAAGATTATGATAGTCAACTATGCTACGGTATACTTAAAAAGACTGATGTTGTTGATGGTTATTTTGATAATATGAGCCAGCTTGAAAAATGGAACGACGCCTCTGGTGTTAGGTATTTGAATGATACAATTAAAATAGACTTAGAATGTGTAGCCTTGCCAGAACTTAAAGCAGGTGATATAATTGCCATAACAATTCCAGTAGCCAATGAAGGTGACAGAGAAGCAAACTATCAAGTTGTAGATGGAGTTATGCTAAATGACTATAAACAAGGAGTTGTTGGGTATATGGGTGAATTAACAATGTTAGTTATAATAGAGTCTTGTAGACACACTATAAATAATGGTAGCCACTCAACTAATATGACTGTGTCACCACTTGATTATGATAGCACATTAAAATCTTATACTGACTATGGTTATGGAGCTTTACAAGATGACTATGAAGCAGACAGAAAAAAGATAGAACAAATGAGAAAAGATTTAGGAGTGTTAAGACCATAATGAAAGATGCTTATTTCAGCATAGTTGAATATGTTAGTAAAATAGCAGAGTCAAAAATAAAAGACTCATATTTATCAAGAATTATGACTGGCAAAGTCATCACTACAAACCCATTATCAATAGAAATAGATAGTGACTCCACTAAAAGAGTAATAACATCTAGTTTTTTACTTGTGTCTAGCACTTGCAAGAAAAAAGAAATTGATAATACACATTATCATATATATCAAGACCACGATAAAAATGATGGTGACAATGCTACTGGCGGTGACCCACAGGTAGATGCTCATACAAGCACTGAGATACCTAATGATTATGAATATAAAGGACATATAATACAACACCCACCTAAAATAATACTTTGGGACGATTTACAAGTAGGTGAAATAGTATTACTTTTAAGAGTTAATAAAGGTCAAAAATATTGGGTATTGGACAGAACAGGAGGATAATATGGGGTACAATAATTTAACTTATGGCATAATAAATGGAAGAATAACTGGAACAATAGATGGCTTTGAAGCTGCAAAACAAAGTATAGAAAAACTATTACTGACTAACCAATATGATTACAACACATATAATTGGGAATATGGAGTAGAGCTTAAAAAGTTCATAGGTAAGCCTCTTGATTATATACAAACAATGCTACCAAAAGTCATAAAAAAGCAGCTGAGCTATGATGACAGAGTTGTAGATGTTAGAAACTTCAGTTTTTCAAAAGATAAAAATAAACTATATGTTGATTTTGAAACACAGACAATATATGGTTCTTTTCAATATAACATAGTTATTGATTATAAATAAGGGGGATAGTTATGATAGCAAGTAAACTCCAAGGATTAACATTTAACTACTTACTTCAAACAGCTCTAGATAAAGCTAATGATAAAGTTGATAAAAGGCAAGGCAGTATTATATACGACTCTTTAGCGTCTATCTGCTATTTATTAAGTACTGATGTGATAGATGCTTTATTACAGTCTTATATAGACAATTATGTTGGAATGGCGTCTAATGATAATTTAGACAGGCTATTAGAGCTTTTTGGTATTACAAGGATTAGTGCCACATATTCTTCAGTAAAAGTTGAGTTCTATGATAGCAATGATAATCTTACAAATGTTCCAATAGGAACTGTATTTACAACAGCAGACGCTCAAATACAAACATCATTCAAAGTCGTTGAAGAATATGAGTCTTCTGGTGTACCTGTCACTGGAACATATATAGCTGATTGTCAATCTTTAGGAACTGTTGGTAATAGTTATATTGGAGAATGTTATCTAGTTAGCTCTATTCAAGGAATATCAAGAGTTGTGATAACTAATATAATAAATTATGCTAGAGATGAAGAAACAGATGATGAATTAAGGGAAAGAGTCAAAGATAAAGTTAAATATAAAAGTTGGGCTGGCAATATACAAAGTTATAAAGATTGGCTCACCAATGGCACACTAAATAATGTAGGACAAATGCAGGTGTATCCAATATGGAATGGTCCTGGAACAGTTAAATTAAGCTTAGTTGATTTGAATAATAGACCAATAGAACAAGAAGTACTAACAGAACTATTAGATTATTTAGCTCCTATGGTTAATGGCACTAGAATTAAAGGTAATGGGTTTGTGCCTATTGACTGCCTATTGACTTTAGATACACCAGAGTATTATAATATAAGTATAGAGATGAATATAACAATAGACGCCGGACACCAAGAACAAACTATTAAGAATAATATAATAAATATGTTAAGTAATTATATATCTGAGCTCAATGGTTTATGGGGCGATGGTGTAGATCCTTACTCAACAACAATACAAGTTGCTGTTATAGGATCTAGAACACTAGCAGTTGATGGTGTAGCAGACATAGATGTAGCCAGCATTAAAATAAATAACTCTACTGGAAATAAGACTATAAATCATAATTCAGATCATCAATATATATTATCAATATCACCTTCAGATATAATTATCAATATACAATAATAGGAGATATAAATGTCACCATATTATGATAAATTAAGAAAACTTTTTCCCAAATACTATGATAATATATTAGAGATAGATGAGCTTTGTAAGTGCTATGCTTGGCTCTTAGACACAATAGTTGAGTGTGTGGCTCAATATATAGATGATATATTTTTAACAGATAATGCGAGTATTGACTATGTAGAAGAACTTGAACAATTTTATGGCATAGTACCTAAAGACGGATATACAAAAGAAAATAGAATAGCATACATTAAATCTAGATATAGCGATAGGGTTCCTTATGATATAGTTAGATTATATCAAATAGTGTCTGGTGTACTTGGAAATGACTACTACACTATAGTTGAAAGTTATGCTGAAAGAACATTATATGTTGACCTTGACGCAGATAAATTATCTGATTTGACTAATGCAAAAGTTTTATCTGAAGTAATAAAACAGATAGTACCAGCACACATAAAATATATAGTTGGTCTTAAACTTGATATAGATACTTATTCAGATGAATATTATGGTTGTGCTGTATCACCGGCAACAATTTATGATAACTATATAACTTACACTCCAGTTAATCCACCATCTACTTGGCAAGATACATTAAATGAAGGAACTTGGCAAGATGTTTTAGATAAAGGAACCTGGAGAAAAGTATTATTTGAATAAAGGAGGTAAAAATGCAAGATTTAACAAATATTTCTCTTGATGATAATGCTGATATAAGAGTAGTAGATAGTAATTTTGATAAAGTAAAAACAGCTATTGATAATGTAGAAAGCGATATAAGCAATTTACGAGAAGACCTTGCAGATTATATAGGTCCATTTAATACTAAAGCAGATTTAGATGCTTATAGTGGTGCGTTATCCAACAACGACTGGGCTGTGGTATTAGATGATGAAACGCACTCTAATCAATGCTGGAGATATGTTTATAACGCTACAACATCTACTTGGTTACCACAATTTATGATAAATGAAACGCCACTAACACAGACACAATTAGCTGCTCTTAATAGTGGTGCAGACTCAACAAAGATAGCACAAATAGCACAAAATACAAGTAATATAGCACAAAACACAACTGATATAGCAAATAATACAACAAACATCAATAATAAAATAAACAAAACAACTGACATACAAGCAATAGAGAAGATAACTGAAATACCAGAAAATCCAAGTGATACAACTTTGTATATATTATGTAAGGCAAGGGAGCCATTTACTGGACTCAAATTCACTAATGTATCTTATCCTGGAACTCATTATGTTAGATATAGTATAGTAGGTTCATTACCAGATATTGATATTGAATGTTCTTATGATGATGGTGCTACTTGGCAAACTTGGGATGGAACAGGAGCTATACCATTACAGCAAGGTGAGTCTGTATGTGTAAAGAACAATGCTAACACTTTAAGTCTTAATAGCTCTAATTATTTTCATTTTTATTCAGAATATGGAATAGAGCCAAGTGGTGACATAATGAGTATGATAAATTATGCGCCATTAAGTGAATATTGCTTTTATAAGTTATTTAGCGATTCCGAGATTACAACCTCTCCGGATTTAACAGCAACAACATTAGCTAATTTTTGTTATGCAGAAATGTTTATGAATTGTTCAAGACTTACTTCAATTAAACTTTATTACACGGGGAATTTCTCTGATGGTAGATTTATTCCATTTGATGGTTGGGTTCAATATGTATCTTCAACGGGAACTCTATATTACAACGGTTCGGATACTACAGTGGGTATTGGTGCAATTCCAACAGGCTGGACTGTTCAAACATTCTAAGGAGGTAATATATGGTAGTTTATGAGAAAGAAAAATTAGATGCAATTCTTAATAATAAACAAAACAAACTTACTGCTGGCACAGGCATAACTATTGATGAGAATGATGTAATTAGTGCAAGTGGTGGAGGTGGTGGTTCACTAAATATATATTCAGTTTATATAAGGCTTGTATTTGCAACTAATAACATTAGAGAAATTAAAATAAATATACCATCAAGTCAAAATATTGCTAATGTAAATCTAGACACGGTTGCTGGTATCACTTTTACAACCAATGATATTTTTAATTATCTAAAAAGTATTGCTCCACCAAACCCAAACATAACAAGTGCAGAAGCTATTTATTGCCAGTTGTATTGTTGGATTAAGATTGTTACGCCTAGCAATACTGCGGAAGGTATCGGGTATATGACTTCACGAACAGCTAGTCAAAGCTATGATAATCGTGAAGAAATAGATTTTTCAGTAGAAAATATGTCACTTCCTTTTTTCATCGCATCTACTCCAGATACTATATCAGAGGGTGAATTTCATATAAATAAATTAGTATATTAGAAGGAGGTAATCAATGGCAATATGGTCTAAATGTAATATAACAGATGTAGGTAAAGCTTTAATTGCTGATTGTCAAGCTAATAATAAGACACTCAATTTTACTAATTGCAAAACATCTAGTCATAATTATTACAATGATGATATAACATTACTAACTGATTTATTAGATGTTCAGCAAACTAAAGCAATAAACGAAAAATATGTAGAAAATAGTAATACAGTTAAACTTGTATCTAACATAGACAATAATCAATTAGTAACTGGTTATCAATTATATACTTATGGTCTATATGCTAATAATGGTGGTTCAGATGTATTATTATTTGTAGGCACTACAGATACACCTGATACAGTTCCAGCAGTTAGTGAAGCACCTTGGCAAGCAATAATCAATACACATATAACTATCAATAATTCACCAGAGATAACTATACAAGTTAATCCAGCAGCTAATGCTACTCAAGAATATGTAAATACTCAAATAAATAATAATACTGAAAATGTAATTAAGCCTTGGGTAAATACAACAATTTCTACTTATGTAGCTACTAATGTTATAAATAAACTTAATTCTAGTGGTGTAAAATCAGCAACAGTTACAGCTTCTGGAACTTGGACTACATCAGGAGACCTTAAATATCAAGATGTATCTGTTACTGGATTAAAAACAACTGACGCTCCAATAATATCAAAAAATACTACTAATAAAACAGCTGCACAAATCAAAGCAATCAATAAAGATTATGCTAATTTTGCTAAATATGAATGTGTGGCAACTGATACTTTAAGAATATTTACTTTATCACAACCAACTGTAGATATACCAATATGGATTATGGGGGTAGGATTATAATGGTTAATCAATATTCATTTTTCTTAGGTCAAAATGGTGGTGGTGGAGATGCTGAACTTAAAATAGTATATGGCACAGCAACACCAGCTCAATCTGATAGAGATAAATTATGGGTTGCTTGTAATGAACCTACCAAAGTTTTAATGAACAATAATTTAGGGATACAACACGGGAACTTTAATTTATTTTTATCTTCTTCCACAAGAGAGGGAGGTGCAATTCATTATTATAATGGATTTATATATTATGTAAATAATGATTATAATGTAGTAAAATATAATGTTTCAACTGGTTCTTCAACATTTTTTATTCAAACATATAATAATAAAAAAATAGCAAGCATTGCACCAAATAGTAGATATTTACATATTGTAACTCATTCAGGTAATACGATTAGACTTGATAAATACGATTTAGATAGTAGTAGTTCTCAAACATCTGTAGATAGTTATCTTATTACAATAAGTAGTTTAACGACAATTGCGTTTGATTTTCATTATATACAAAATAATAAGTGGTATTTATTAGCTTCTGATGGTAATAGTCCTGAATTATATGTTTGTGATTTTAACACAACTGAACAGCATCTTTTATTAAGAGCCACTTCCATATCTTATTCATACTCAATGTGTGGCGATAATAGCAGATATTTATATATAGTTGGGTTAAATAGTAGCAATCAAAATCGTATTTGGCAATTTGATACTAATAGCAATACTTTAGTAGATAAAATAGCAACCGGAGAATATATTTACTCTCCTCAAATGGTTTATTATAATAACAGTATATTTTTATTTTTTACTCTTTCAGCAGGAGGAAATAACATCATAAGACAATACACACCATCAACTAATGTTCTATCCACATTTTATACTCACCCATCAAACTTATATTGTTATGGTATAGGACTAGATAATGATGGAAATGCCTATGCTAGTGTATCAACAACAACATCATCATCATCAAACTCTCAAATATATACAATTCAATTAAAATTAAACTTAAGTAATAATTATTTGGCAATAAACTATAATACAGATAACAATAGATGGAAAGCGATAAATGCTGATAATTTAGAGGTAAGTGTCAATCCAGTTTCAGCATATCTCGGCAATTCAAGCAATCAAGGTGTAAAGCAAACTGCTAAGTTATGGAATGGCAGTGATTGGGTTAATATATAAATTAAAAAGAAAAGCTTGACAAAAAATAAAATTATGTTATAATAAAATAGCAGTAGCAAAGGAATATATAATATACTTATAATCAGTGAAAACTGTTTTTATAAGCACTCGGGAAATCCTTTGCTACCCCGAGTGTTTTTTATTAAATATTATAATTAAATATAGTAACACCATATATAAAGTATGTAAGAGTGTTTAGAATATACCTTGTATAAAACAAGTAAAAAATGACTGACTTGGGTATGTCAGATGTATTGAGATAAAGATACCTATACTCGTGACTAGCGAGTTTGTGTAATACAAGTTACCTATCCCACCTTTAGGGTGTGAATATGAAATAGGATTTAGCTTAATAAAGGCGACAAAGTAATTTGGATCAAGTACACAGCATATAGCAATATATGTATAAACAATTAAGTGTGTGGTAATCGTTTGCGAAAGCAGGGGTTTACGGCATTGGCTATAGGGGCGATTTTATAGTATTAAACAATGCTGACTATGTGATGAGAACTCATCCGAAAAATAAACTAAATTGTTAATTAAATGAGTTTAGAGAAGAGCATAGTATTCCTCCAGTTTTCTGGGGGTACTATGCTCTTCCAATCTAAACCGAAAATAAACAAACAAGTGGTCAATAACCTACTGTTTTGGATTTAAGTTTTTGAAAAAAAACATAAAAATCATTCAAATAGGAAAACACCCGATTTTTCTATATATACACTGTTATAAAAATAATGTACAATGTTATAAAAAAGTTATAAAAAGGTAAAAAAGAGATGGATTACAAAGATAAGTCAAAATTAAAAAGATTAAATTGCAAGAACTATAATAATGGGTACTGTAATATTTCTATAAAGAAAAATGGAAAAAGAAATAGTTGCAGTCTTTTATTTTCTGATAATTGCTACGATGGCGGTAATCAAAATAATTTATGCGATGAAAGTGCAATGAAAAATAAAGATACAAAAGATAATGTTAAAGTACCATTTGGTGATATTCAAGATGATATAGATAGACTTAAAATTATAATTGAACACCTTGAGAAAAAATTGAAACAGCAAAATATCATATAATTGTTCCAATAAAATCTAATTGACAATATTTTTATAACAATTTATAATGTTAAAAAACATAAAGGTAGGTTATAAAATTATGTGGTGTAATGCAAGAATAATAGGTGACAGCGTAGTTCTAAAGTTTAATTATGACCCTGGAATAATACAATACATAAAACAATATTGTGAAAGGTCATATAATCCTGATACTAGAGAATGGACTATAACTGATAAGGATTATGTAAACTTAAAAAATGTTTTTTGCAACAGTTATCAATTTAACGAAAGTGTAGTCAAAATTGAGAAGTTTAAGCCTAATTTACAGTATCATTTTGATGTAGAAGATATAAAATTAAAGCTAAAACCTTTACCACATCAACTTGAGTGCATTGACTGGCATATTAACTTTGATAAGTCATTAAATGGTTCAACTATGGGAACAGGCAAAACTTTAATTAGTATATCTGCTGCTTTATGGAGAAAAAAGTATAATAATATAAAGCATTGTTTAATTATATGTGGTGTCAATGGCAATAAATATAATTGGAATGATGTTGAAATACCAAAGACTTGTGAAGAAAAGCCTTTTTTATTTACAGGAAATGGTGAAGAAAGGTATGCACAATTTGAGCATTTACCAGACAACTTTTTTTTAATCTGTAATATTGAAACACTTAGACTTAAAACAAAAAAACCTATAATAGATTTAATAAAGCAAAAAGTTGACAGTGGCGAAATAGGTATGATTATATTTGATGAAATACACAAATGTCGTGACCCACAAGCTCAGCAAACTAAAGCTTTACTCAAACTTAAGCCAAAATATGCTATAGCTATGTCTGGTACTATAGTTGTAAATAGTCCACTTGATTGTTATATACCTATGAGATTTGTTGACAAGACTGATAAAAACTATTATCAATTTAAGAACTTTTACTGTAGAATGGGTGGCTATATGGATAAAGAAGTAATAGGTTATAAAAACTTGCAGTATTTACAGCAGCAGCTTGATAGTTGTATGATAAGATTTAACAAGAATGATATATCTGATTTACCAGAAAAAGTGTATAAATTAGAATATGTTGAAATGACACAAAAACAAACTCAAGTATATAGAGAAATGTGTATGAACATATACAGAAACTTACACAAGATAAAAAGAAGTAATAATCCTTTGGCGATGCTTACTCATTTAAGGCAGACTACAGGTTATACTGGAATAGTCAGTGACACTATTTATGAAAGTGCTAAATTGGATCGTATGGAAGAACTTGTTAAAGAAATAGTTGATAATAATGAAAAAGTAATAATATACTCAATATGGTCTCATATAACAGATGAGATAATGGTGAGACTCAAAGAATATAGTCCATTATTATATACTGGTGGCGTTGATGAAAATAGAAGAAGAGAAGTAAAAAATATATTTATGACAGATGATAAAGCTAAAGTTTTAGTAGGCACAATATCTGCTCTTGGAACTGGAGAAACTTTAACAGCCGCTAACAATGTAATATTTGTAGATGAGCCTTGGAATAGAGCGTCAAAAAATCAAGCTGAAGATAGAGTTCATAGAGTTGGTCAAAATAAAAGTGTAAATATAATAACTATAATAGCTAAAAATACTATAGATGAAACTGTGCATAAAATAGTTGAAGATAAGGGAAAAATTAGTGATAAAATATTAGATGGCATTGAGCCAAAGGATCAAATGGAAATTGTAAATGAAGTTTTTGAAAGAGAAATTGAATACGGAAACATCAGCCCCAATGCTTAAAGCTTATTATAGTTTAGCTGAAGTATATAAGATACTTAATATAAGCAGAAAAGACTCTTTGAAAGAAAGAATACTATTTTTATTTGATGTCAGTTATAAGCTTCCAGAGGATTTACTAAAAATAAAAAGAGGTATAAAAAAATATAATGGCAGATATTATATTAAATATACTTATGTTAAAAGAATAGAAGAACTTATACAATTATTAAAATATAAATATAAAAGAGCATACAACGATTACATCACAGCTAAATATAGATATAAAAGCGATTTATCAAGGCGACTTGGTGAAGATAATAATAAAGACTATATTTACACAATTATAAAAAGAGGCAGAAGAACTAAAAAAATGAAGAGTACAAGTAATAAGGTGACTAAAAAGTTCAAAAAGAAATTCTTGAAATATACAAGAAAAGCAATGCTTAAAAAAATATATAAGGAGGAACAATTATGTTAAAATGTAAGTATGCAGGAGATGTAAATGACTCTGGCTGCAAGTCTTGTAATGGTGTCACTATGTTGTATAATGGTAAAGAATATGATTGCTCTAAAATATGCACAGGATTTGAGCAGTGTGATGATATTCCAAAAGTGACAAATGAGCAGAAAGCTATCTCACCAAAGAGCAACTTAAAAACAGTTTTAATAGGTTGTAAAAGTGGTTTAAGTAAAGAAATTAACGGTGTTTGGTATAAGTTTGAAGCTTGGGAAGAAAAAGCTGTACCTGATACCGGTGATGTGGATGTTGAACTTGAAAGACGAATGTTATTTGATAAGCTTAATACTCATATAGATAACCAAATGATTGAAGCCATTAACTCCAAATAATTCTACTATTTTCCGTTTGCAAAATGTTTTATTATATGTTATAAAAATATAATAAGCGAGGTGACATTATGAAAAAATTATTGTTAAGTATATGTATGATTTTATTCACATCTACTGTAATCTATTCAGGACCTATAAAAGAAAAAAACACCATTGATAAATTATATGAGATGTATGAGAATGATTATAGACCTTATAGATATAGACCATATTATGACGAACCTGGTGATTATATATACGAAAGAAGATATTATGATAAATACTATGATAGGAATTATGTGCAACACGATATAAGAGCAAGTATTGTATATAATCCAACAGGTCAATGGGTGTTCATAAATAATGGTTGGCATTTTCAATTTACTAATGGTGCTTATGCTACAAATTGCTGGTTATTGCAAGGAGATAAATGGTATTATTTAGACGCAAGGTCTATTATGGCTGTGGGATTTTGTGTGATAAATGGTAATAGCTATTATTTTAATCCTGATGGAACTATGGTAATAGGGACTGTCATATTAAATGGTATAACACATTTCTTTGATAATAATGGTATAATGATATATTAGGTGGTAATATGTTAAAGAAAGAAAAAAATATGATAAATCTATGCAACTATGTAAATGGTCTAGAAGAAATAGGTGCTGATTGTAAGGCATCTATAATAGTTTGGATAGACCATTGCTATCATCTTAATAAGCCACAATCAAGAAAAGATATAGATAATTTGATAGCAAAAGCATTTGATACTACAGATGATGTTGATAATCTCATACCTGCAGTATTAGAAAAAGCAATATCTAAAAGATTATATTCTAATTTATTCTTAGATTGGAACTTAAAATATGATAAATCAGTTTAATTGTATTAAAATTGATAGTTGCAGCAATGCTCAGTGCCCTTGTAGTTGGTATGAGCATTTTATGTATTTATGCGATAAAAGTGGTATACCATACAATAGAATATTCTCCAATAAATTAAAAGACATAAACACAGTAGATTTTAATAGGTATTTGAAGATAAAAAGAGATATAGTTGACTTTATAGAAACAAGAAATAATATTGATATTGTAGTGTGCAGTGATATAAATGAGACTGTTGAGTATGGTATTAAGTTGCTATTAAATTATTTTAGCCAAATAAGCTATAGCTGTTTTTATGACACATACGGGTTATTCATTGATGTTCCAAGATATGTAGATAGATTAAAAGATAATATAACATTAAAAGATGAAGAACTAATAATGTTGAAACAAAATATAGATACAGTACCAGTAGTTGTTTTTAATAATTTAATGTATAATGATAGCGGTTACATAAATGATATTATGTATAGGCACATATATTGTAGAATAAACAATAGGATTACAACTATTGTGGTTAGGTATGCTGGCAACGGAACAAATAGCAACATAGAGAAATTAGTGAAAATGCTGAAAGCAGTTCACTTGGAAATATAAGGAGATGTTATGAGTAGAAGAGATGGTTATTATAAAGAGTATTATGAAAAGAATAAAATAAAATTAAAAGATAGGCAGAAAAAATACTATGAAGCACACAAAGAAGAAAGAAAGAAATATCAAACTGAATACTATTTAAAGAATAAGGAAGAATAATGGTAGAGTATCAAATTATAAGTAAAATAGTTGCAAATGGTGATGTAAAACTATTAACTGAATATAATTTAGAGTACAAGCATTTTACACAGTATCAAGAGGCTTTTAAGTTCATTTCTGAGCATTATAAGACATATAATAATATTCCAGACCTTACAACTTTTTACAGCAACATAAAAATAGATAAAGATTTGGTGTATGTAGAAGAAAATGACGAATATCTTGTCAATGAGCTTATGAAAGAGTATAAAATAAGATGTACTAATAAGTTTTTGAATGATATAAGTGACATAGGTAATTCTGATATAGATGCTGCTTTGCAATATGCTATGGCTAACATACCACAAATAGCTGGTATAGGAGATAATGAGCCTATAAATATAATAAAGCAGGCACAAGATAGATATAATTCTTATGCAGATAAAATTGTTAATCCGAATGGGTATTTCATATCAACAGGTTTCAAAGAATTGGATGATATTATGGGTGGTGGGTTTTCAAGAGATATGGATTTAGTTGTTGTATTTGCTAGATCTGGAATTGGAAAAACGCAACTGATTATGCAGTTCTTAAAACATAGTTTTGAACTTGGTATGAGATCTTTAATAATAGAGCCAGAAATGAATGAAATACAGATAGGTTATAGGTTTGATACAGCATATAAACATATATCAAGCACAGGTCTTTTTACCGGTCAGCCGTTAAATGGTGATTATAAAGCTTATATAGATAATTTATCAACAAGTAATACACCTATTTACTATAAGTCACCTAAACATTATAATCTTAAAATAACTCCTGAAAAAATTAAAAGAGATATTGAGAAATATAAACTTGATATTATATTTATAGATGGTATTGATTATATGAGTCCTAATAAATGGAGCAAAAATACAAAAAGATACGAGGAACTTAAAGAGATAAGTTATGATTTGTCAGTTATCAGTGAGACTATGAGAGTACCGATAATTGTAGCCAATCAAGCCAATAGAGAAGGTGCAAAACAAGGCAATGAGCCAGAACTTGAAAATATGGGTCAGTCAGATGGCATAAACTTTGCAGCTTCAAGAGTTATAAGCTTGGCAAGTAAGCAAGATGAGTTTACAATGGCGATAAAAAAGAACAGATTTGGAAGAAATGGCAGTAGACTAAAATATGGGTGGGATGCAGATAAAGGAGTATTTACAATAAAACAATCTAATATGTATCAAGTTACAGAAGAAAACAAGAAAGAAGGAGATATATTTTAATGAGTATCAAATGGCGTTGCTGTAGTTCTTGCAAATACTATAATGGGTGTGGTGGAAGTAGTAGTAATCCAAAATGGCATCCTTGTATAGGTTGGGAGAAAAGCCTAATAAAAATAAAAAAGGAGACTTAAAATGATTAAATATTTTGGTGGAAAAAGTTGGTTAGGTAAAAAAATCAGTAATTTATGTATACCTAAAAGAGAAGGATTTATTGATGTATTTACTGGTGGTGGCAGTATGACTGATTGGGCATTTCCAAGGTTTGACAACTTAGTCATAAATGATATTGATGATTTACTCATAAACTTTTACATTGTTTGTAGAGATGAACCTGAAAAACTGATTGATTACTTGGAAGACATTAAAAAAGATGATTTAGGAATAAAGCATAAAGATCTAATTGAAATCGCAAAGGGAGATTATGATAACATAACTAAAGCTGCTTATTATTATTTTGGCAATCAGGTGTGTTATGGCGGCATACCTTATGATAGTCCTATACAAAGTAAAATACAAATATTTAATAACACGCCACAAAAGAAAAACATAATGAAGGTTAATCGTATTTTGAAAAAATGTGAAATAAATAATCTAGATTATAGAGACTTGCTTGATAAGTATAAAGATAAAAATTATTTTTACTACTATGACGCTCCATATTTTGATGTCGCTGCTAATAATTACTATGGGATAAATGGGGAAAATCACAAAGGATTTAATCATTATGAGTTGGCTGATTATGTGAAAGATTTAGATAAAAAAGGCAAAGTATTTATGATGTCATATGAATATAGTGATGTTATAAAAGAAATGTATAGTGGGTTTAATCAGTTCAAGATACCAAAGGTTACAGTTGTTGCGTCTGACGACCACCATTCGGTTAAAGATACACCAGAGATACTTATAACTAATTTTGAAATAAAACAAACAAGAAAGCAAAGTCTTTTGTAGTGATAGTATGATTATAGTAAGAAATTGTGTTTTTTATACAAGTTATGAGAATGTAATAAATGATTTTAAGAAGTATATGTATGACAGGTATAATCTGTTAATTTTTGATAAGCAGTTTATGAGTGGTGAATGGCTGATGTGTTGTTGTCCTTTTCATAGTGCAGGACAAGAACGCAAACCATCTTTTGGCATAAACTTAGAAGCTGGAACATTTCATTGTTTTAGTTGTAATGAAAAAGGAAGCTTTGAAGATTTAATAAACAAGATATTTTATACACATTCAATACCAGATAATTGTGTTGACTATTTAGTAAGAACTTATAAACAAGCAAGTAATAAAATTATGAGATTTAGCATAGACAGTAAACATATTGAACAAAATAAAAACATAGAAGATTTTGTAGTTACTCCAGTTGAAAGTAAAATATACAATTACATAAATTATAGAGGAATATCAAAAAATGTAGCAGATAAGTATAATGTTTATGAAGATAATGACTATGTATATTTTAATGTGTTTAATATGTATGGGCATTATGAATATACCACAAAAAGGTCAAAGACAGGCAAGTTTTTCTATATACCAGAGGGAAAGAATAAAGAGGTGTGGCTAGCTAATTTTTTCAAGAATGAGAAAATTGTTGCTATATGCGAGAGTCAATTTAATGCTTTATCATTTATAGAGCACGGAATACCAGCAGTTGCATTGTTTGGAACAGGAGACGATTATCAATATAATATATTAACTAAGTTTAGTACTAATACATTTATATTAGCATTAGATAATGATAATGCAGGAATGAACGGAAGAAAAAAATTATATGGCGCACTTAAAGATAAATACAAAATACAAAGTATATATTATCCTGATGTAGGATTAGATATAAATGATTATCACACAAAAAATATGTTTGATAAATTAAAAGTAGTATGGGGAGCATTATGTTAGAAGGATTAAGTCAATCTTTACAAAATCAAATAAGGCAACTTGAATACATAAGTGGTATGCACTATTGCGGTGGAAGAACGATAAATGATACAGAAGAAGCTCAAAGATGGTGTGCTGAAACACTTGAATATATAAAGGAGCAAAGGTCTTCAGAATGATTATAAAAAGAAGAGATATATACAAAAGAAAATCAGATAATTTGTTATGCTCAGTCGCTAAAACAAATGAAATAGTAACTATTGTAAAGTGGTTAGCTGGTCCGAATGTTAATAAGTACACATCTTTTACTAATGGTGCGTTTTTAGATGATTTTGAATTTGTTGACAGACCAAAAAGAAAAAATGCAAGGCAAAAGCTTCCATCAGCTGGTAGGGCGTATAAGTTAAGATCTGATGGTTTGACTACCAATGATATATTTAATTACTTTAGAGATAAAGCAAAATCTTATCCTGAATATAGGAACAGAATAAACTTTTTAGGTAATTATTATAGAACATATATAAAAGTAATGTTTGATGACAAGCTAATGTTTTTGCTAACAAGAAATAATCAATGTTTGGAGATAAGATGTAATAGAAAAGCGCTGACTCCTAAATTATTCAATAGGAGGTTTGATATGGTGCTAAATAGCTATAAGTATAAAAATCTTAAGGTACGATTTAAGATAGCTGACCTAACTCAATATGATAGAGATACAATAAATGGTATTATAAATGATAATATATATTATTATCAAAAAGAAGATCCAGAAAAACCTAACAATAGGTTCTATTAAAATCTAGTACATATATGCTTGCAGGTATGTTATAATGGTATTGTGATATTATGTCGCTCGGCTCAGTGCTGAAGACTTAGTATAAATAATTTTTTAGGAGGCGCCGTATGGCAAGAGTTAATTTTAATGAAACTGATAACTATAATAAGGCTACCGCTAGCCCTTGGTTATCACTCAAAAATGATGGAGATAGCGCACTTGTGCAATTTCCATTTGACAAATTAGAAGATATTGAATTTCAAAGTGTTCATAAATGTAAGGCAATATCTTCTACAGGAAAATCTTACGATGCAATGGTAAGTTGTTTAAGACAAAGATATGAAGATCCACTAGATGTTTGTCCGCTATGTAATAGTGGTGACACACCAACTGTTCCTTATTTAATTCCAGTAATTGATTATATGACAGGCACAGCAAAAGTTTGGAGTAGAAATAAGACTTTCATAAAAGAATTAGATTACAATATTCAAAATACACCTAATTTTAGGAATACTGTGTTTAAGATTGTTAGAATAGGTGCAAAAGGTGATAAAAACACTTCTTATAAGTTATACCCACAGACACAAATGCAACCAAAGGACTTTTCAAATGTTCAGCCATTATCTTTAGTAGGAAGTGTTGTAAAGAACTTAAATTATCAAGATATGATGTTATACTTACAAACTGGTCAATTTCCTGTCAATGATACAGATAATGTACAACCAGCAAATAATCAGTATGCTTCTCAAGTACCACAGCAACCTATGCAAGCTTCTCCTTTACCATTTCAGCCTGTATCACAGCAACCACATCAAGACCCACTACCATTTCAACCGGTACAACCACAGATACAGCCACAACCACAGCAGCCTATACAACCAAATCGGAGCAACATACATCCAAATATGAGCAACATACAACCAAGTACCAATGGATCTGAGCTCTGGTAATGGCAATTAAAAAGAAAAATATAATAACAAATGAAGACTTGGTGATTGATAGGGTAAAGTCAACTAGACTTAGTAAAACCAGTCAAAAAAGAACAAGTAAGGCTGATGTTGAGTTTAACAATAATATACAGAAGCTTCAAAAATATAAAGATAAATATATTGTGCTCACAAATAGTTCTGACATTGTCAGTTATTTTAATTATGTAAAGTCAAACGGTATGGCTGCTATAGATACTGAAACTACAGGACTTAGATTTTTTAATGATAAGGTAGTTGGTATATGTTTATATACTCCAGGACAAAAGCCTTGCTATATTCCTACTGGTCACATAAATCCTACTACTAATGAACCTATACAAGATAATGCTGATGTTGATTTGATACGACAAATGTTTATTGATTGCCAAGATGTAAAGTGGATTTTTCACAACGCTCCTTTTGATATACCTATGATATATGGATACTGTGGAATAGAATTAAAAGTATATTGGGACACTATGATAGGTGCAAGAATGTATAGGAGTGATAATAAAATATCTCACGCTCTCAAAGACTTATATTTTAATTATATTAGCAAAGATGATGATATACCAATACATTTCAGTGATCTGTTTAAGTCAAAGACTTATGAGAAACTACCTGTGAATGTGGTATATTTATATGCTGCTGGCGATGCTTATAAAACATATAAACTATATGAATGGCAACTTGATTTTTTTGGAAAACCAGAGAATAAAAAGATGGGTAGCACGCTGATAAATATAGAATTTCCTAATGTTCAAAAAGCTGCTATTATGTCAATAAATGGCATTAAGCTTGATGAAGACAAAAGACAAAAAATGTCAGAAAAATACCATACAATACTAGATAAAGTATATAGTAATTATGTTAAAGAGTTATCTAAGCATAGTTCAAAAATATCAAAGTATAATGGCAAAACTAAATTAGATAATCCGATAAATCCGAGTAGTCCAGCGCAGCTAAAGACTTTATTATATGACATATTAGAATACACAGATGAGTATGGCACAGATACTGGAAATAAAACATTGAGAAGACACAATACTAATTTATGTAAAGCTATAATAGATTATAGAAAAATATATAAGTTGGTGAACACATATATTGATAAACTTAAAGATGAAGTAAGTCCGATAACTTGTAAAGTTCACACACATTTTAATCCTTATGGCACAGCCACTAGTAGATATTCTAGCGACCTGCCTAATATGCAGAATATACCAAGTAAAGATTTTAATTTACTATTGACTGGTGAAACTATAAATGCTAGTGAAGTAAGAACATTATTTGTACCAGAAGAAGGAAATGTGTTTATATCAGATGACTTCTCAAAACAAGAGCCAGTCGCTATGGCTATCATTAGTAAAGATGAAGAGCTTATAAAAATACTCAATAGTGGTAAAGATATATATAGTGGTATGGCTAGTAATATGTTCAATTTGCCGTATGAGCAATGTGTTGAGCATAATGCTGATGGCACCGTGAATAAATCTGGAAAAGCTATTAGAGGTCGTGCTAAAAATCTTGTCCTTGGTATAAATTATGGTATGGGTGATAAATCATTATCATTGCAGATAGGCTGTTCTATTGAAGACGCAAGAGAAATAAAACAAAAATATTTAAGCACTTTTAATAGGGTTAATGAGTGGAGTGGTGAATTAAAACAGTTTGTAAGAGATAATAATTATGTTGAAACTTATTGTGGAAATCGTAGATATTTAGAAGATTATAACCTACCTAATTTTGTTGTTATAAATAAGACTAGCAGTGATAACAATAATATATACGATTGTTTGTTCTGTGAACCTAGACAAATAAGTAATAGCGATATAGATAATATTGTTTCAGAACTTAATAGTTTATACAGTAAGAAAGATTATAAGAAATTATCTTTTAAAAAGAAAGAATATTCTAAGACTTACAAAATAATTGATAACACAATTAGAATAGCTGACGCTGAGCGTGAAATAGTTAATAGTGTTATACAAGGAAGCGCTGCAAATGCTACTAAATATGCTATCATAAAAATAGATGAGAATAAAGATTTTCATAGATTAGGAGCAAAGTTAATATCACAGATACACGATGAAGTGCTAATAGAGTGTCCTAAGAAAAATGCAAATAAGGTAAACAGAATAGTTAAAACAACTATGAGAAATGCTATGATTGAATTGTTTGGTATGCCTATAGAAGTTGATGGTGATATTATGGATTGTTGGAACTCATCTATTGAAATTGAAGATGAAAACGAGGAGGATTAAAATGTTTAGTATTAAAACAAAAGATTTATTAAGTAAGCTAAATGTGTTAAGTGAGTGCTGCGGTAATGATAGCCTTAATTTATTGACATCTAGTCTTAATTTAAGAACAAAGAATGGAAAAATACAACTAATAACCACTGACACAGTCAATTTTGCTTATATGTATATAGACAACGCACCCAATGAAGAGTTTGACATATTTGTAAATATGGCATTATTTACAGGACTCATAAAAAAGTGCAGAAGTGAAGAAATAGAGTTTTATGTAACTGATGTGGGTGAAGCAAGTTATCTTGAAGTCAAAAGTGGGTCAGGTGTTTATAAGATACAAATAATTGAAAAAACTAAAGAGTTTAGTATACCTGAGCATAAAGTTGATATGAACGAAACTAAATCAGTTAGCTTAGACTTGGGTATTATAAGACAAATTGTAAGTTATAATAAACCATTTTTAAGTTCAGATGTTAGTAGCCCAGGATATCATTATTATATAAAAGATAATGATATATTATCAAATAATGGGTGTGTTGTGTGTCAGCATAAGTTCAATGGTGATATGCCTAACTTAGTTCTTAATCAAAGACTTGTGAATGTTTTGAAAACTATTGAAGGAAATAATATACAATGGTATTACTGTGAAGATTACAACTATTTTGAGAATGACAGTATAAATATTTATAGTAAGTGTACTGGTATAAATTATCCAGTTGAAAAAACTGTGTCAATAACAAATATTGGAAATAGTGTTAATAGTGTTGTTGTTGGTGTTGAAGTCATTAAATCAGTGCTTGATAAGGTGTCTTTATTCGTTAGTCCACTTCAAAATAATGCCATTAGCTTTATGTGCGATGGAAAACTTACTGTAAAATCACTTAATGCAAATGCTGTTGAAGATATAGACAGTGCAGTATGCAATGGTAAGTTTGAGTTTTTAGTTGATGGAAACGACTTAATGAGTGTATTGACAGCTATTAAAGACGATGATATTGAAAATGGCAAAGTGACTATATATTATTGTGATGGTGATGGGTTCGCACATATAAATATAATAACTAAAACTACCGTGTATGCAATGGGGGTATTGTCAGATGAGTAGAAAAAGTCTCATAAATATAATGACAGCTCCTCCTGTTGAGCCAAATGATAATTTTTTAAGGCACATCACTTCTGGTATAGAGCACTTAGATAGAGTAAATCATAAAGATAGTTCTAAGTTTTACAAACCATCTTCTATGAATTGTCAAAGAAATATGTATTATATGAGAATTGGCGCTAAAGAAGATCCACAAACACCTTCTTATAGTGCTATTGATATAGCTAGAACAGGAACAGATAGGCACGAAGATATACAAAATGCTTTGATACAGCTGAATGATTTAAAAAGTTCTGAATGGTTATACATAGATGTTGGTGATTATGTAGAAGAGCAAAAGAAAAGAGGTATGTGTGAAGATCTTGAATTAAATTATCGTAAAGGTAATGAAGCTCATTTTATAAATCACAGACTTAACTTATCTTTTATGTGTGATGGAATACTTTATCATAAGCCAGAAGATGAATATTATTTGTTTGAGTTTAAGAACCAAGCAAGTAAAAAAGCATCTTACAAAACAAGTATAGATCCAGACCATTTGAACCAGGTTATATGTTATTGTTTGTGCTTTAATCTTGATAAAGTCATAATGTTATACGAAGATAGAGATATATGCACTTTATATTGCCCACCAGTAGTTGTTGTTAATCAAACTATGAAAGACGCTGTAGAAAGAGTTTTACTTTCTACTGAAAATATGGTAGAGAACCATTTACTACCTAAAATGGTGTCAAATCCTGCTTTATGCAAGTGGTGCAAGTATAAAAAACAATGTGAAAGTGATGGTGAATGATTATGTTTAATTGTACTGAAGATAAATACAATGAAGTAGTTAGTTCTATAAGCACAGGATTAGATACTCTAGTTAGTATGTTGTCTATGTATAAGAGTCCAGATAAGATCAATGACCTAACTGATGAGCAGATGTATGCTGCTATACTAGACTTAGGATTTAGTTTATATAATATAGCCAGTAGGTTTGAAACTGTTGGAATAAAAAGTGATGTAGCTAAAATATTACTTGAATATAGACAGAATGATATAAAATCTGGTATGACAGGTAAGAAGTATGATAAGGAAAGCGCTGCTGTTATAAATAGTTTAATTGAGCAAGAAGATGTAGTTATATATAATAGAGCTTATAAAGCAGTGAAGATGAAAATTGATATAGCTATGGAGCTCATCAACTCACTTAAAAAAATAGTAACTGATAGGATGGAGAATAAGAAATTATCTTATGGAAAGGAGTACAAATAATGGAAGAAAATATAGATAAAATATTAAAAGAACTAAATAAGGACTTAGATACTGATAATGCTTTTCAATTAGGCATAAAGTTCACAGATGTCCCTAGAATAAAGTTCAGTTCTCCTGAATTAAATTATATGACTTATGGCGGTCTACCACAAAAAGGCATAATTGAATTTCTTGGAGAAGAGTCAAGCGGCAAGTCAACTATGTGTTTAGATATAGTTAAAAATTATCAGCTTATGAACAATGGACGGCAAATAATTTATGCAGATGCTGAGAGAACATTAGATCCAGAATGGGCGACTAAATTAGGTGTAGATGTGAATAACTTAATTGTGTATAGTCCTCCAGAGGGCACATATTGTGAGAAAATGTTTGATGATTTATTAGCAGCTATTGATAGATTTAAGCCAGGATTAGTAATACTTGATAGCATAGGTACTCTTGTAAGTAAGGCTGAAATGGAGAAAGATGTAGAAGAGTCTACTTATGGTGGTGTAGCTACTGCACTTACTAAGTTTGTCAAGAAGCTAAACGCCAAAGTATCTGATTATGGTACATTGTTTATAGGTATAAATCAAGTTAGAGATGATTTGTCTGGGTTTCATTTACTTAAATCTCCTGGTGGCAGAGCTTGGAAGTTCCATTGTAGTATGAGAATAGAGTTTAGGAGAGGTAAGTTTGTAGATGAAGCAAATAAAGAAGTATCAAGCAATGTTGAAAATCCTTTTGGTCACATAATAGAAGCAAGAATTGTCAAAAATAAAATATGTCCGAGTGACAGAAGAATAGCTAGAACTATTTTAAGATATTCTGAAGGTATAGATTATGTTCACGACATCATAAATGTTGCAATGAAAAAAGATATAATACAGAAAGGTGGATCTTTCTATAGTATTATTGATAAAGAAACTGGTCAAATTGTAGAAGATAAGAAAGATCTTCTTAAGTTTCAAGGAATAGCGAAGCTTAAAGATTATATTAGAAACAACAAGAAAATACTTGACTATATTGAAAAGCAAATTGAATAATTATGAGAGGGCTAACGCTGAAGCATATCTGAATAAATCTTAGTATTACTGCTTCAGCGTTATTTTTATTTATGATATAATGATGTTATCAATATGTGAAAGGTAGGTGATAAAATTGTCAAGAAATAAAACTACGAGAGATATAAGTGATATACAAGAAAATCAAATAGCAAAACTGCTTAATGGTAAGGTGCAATCAAATAGTGGTGGTGGTAAGTTCAACGGTGGAGATGTGCTGACAAATAATTTCTTAATAGAGGCTAAAACAACAATGACACCTAAAGCAAGTTTTGGTATAAAGCTTAAATGGTTGATTAAAGCCGATAGGCAAGCTTACGAGCAGAATAAATTATACTACGCATTAGCGTTTAGATTTGCTAAAAATGATAATGACTTTTTTGTAATCAATGGTGACCTGATGAAAAAATTAGTAAGTTATATAGAAAGGAGTGATGATGAACGACAAGAATAATTATATACCAAGTAGTTTGCCGTTTTTTAATGATGTTGAAGCTAATATTATTGAAACGATTGAAAATGACACTATAAAAGCAACTGATACAAATGTGCTGAAAGGTATAGTTTTTGCTGCTCTTGACCTATATAAAAGAGAAGTTATCTTAATGTATATGTTTAGGAAAAACTATAATAACTTTCTAGAAGTATATATGAAGAATGACATTGATAAAGTAAAATACATCAATGATGTTAATATAATGACATCTAGAAACTATAATGATTTTTGCGAAGTTTATGGTGGTCAGTTAGAAGGTGCAGAAAAACCAGCATATTTATTTAAAGATGATAACGGTGAATATTTAGACATACACAGATTTGATTAGGAGGAAAGTAAAATGAGTAATTGGACTCACGTAGCAGGAATAATTAGAGTAGATTGTATTAGATTCAATGAATTAAATAAAGAAGAAGAAATGAAGAAATTTGATAAACTTATAGGTAAAGAGTTACATTTTGAAGATTCTTCTGAAGAATGGAAATATGCAAATAATCATCCAGAAGAATATTTACCATTAGGGAGTGAAGGAAGTTTGCAAAAATCAGTTTGGATTAACCCTGCAAAGAACTTTATGGCAGCATACACTATTAGCATATTTGGGGATTTAAGAGACCATAATGATCCCAACGATATTATTGAATGGTTTAAGGGTGTATTAAAAAGATGTGGTATGATACGACAAGCAACTATAACTGTTAAAAATGAATGTTATGGAACTAAAAATTTTGAGTATAACTAGGAGTAATTCAAGTGAGAGAGATAAAGTTTAGAGGGTATGATACTGATAATAAATGTTGGAGATATAGTAATGGAGTAGCATTCTATGAAATTGCTGGAATAGGTGCAGATATTTATTATTATAATATTGATAAAGATAGTATAGGTCAATACACAGGCTTCAAAGACAAGAATGGTAAAGAGATTTATGAAGGAGATATAATTCAAAATGGTTATAAAATATTTGTCATATCATTTAATGAAGAATTTGGAATGTGGGAAATAGTTGATAATCTAAAAAGAAATAATATAACTGAAATAGAACTTACAAAGTATGAAGTCGTAAGCAACGTATATGAAGTCGTAAGCAACATATATGAAGAAAAATTAAAGGAGAAAAAGAGAGTATGAAAATAGCAATTTTTACAATACTTTATATAATCGGTGTAATATTGACAGGAGTATTTTTTTATAAAAAACAAAAAACTGAAACTCTTGCAAAGAGGGTGGATGACACATATTTACTTATCATAACATTATTTTCTATATTTTTTCCAATTGTATATTTACTTGGTGTGTTAATGATAATAATTGAAAAAATAGGAGATAAGTTATGCAAAGACCGATAGAAAAACTTGGGTGGCATAAAAGAATTACAACTGATACAACAGAAACTTATTATAATGGCAAAAATTGGCTTGATAGTTCAATTTGTATAGATTTTAATGCTACAAATGGTAGTATAGTTAGCATAATGAATTGCAAAAATATTTCGTTAGAAGAATTATTAGCAATATATGAAACAGCGAAACAAATAAAGGAGGAATACAATGAAACTAACAATATGTGATAGATGTGGTGAAGTGTTTATTGAACACAGAACTCAAGATACAATAGGTTATAATGACTTTGACTTATGTACGAAATGTCGGGAAGTAATAATAAGTGAAATGGTAGATAAAAGAATAGAAAACTACCGAGAAAAACTTGAAGCCAAAATTAAGGAGGTAAGTAATGACAAATAGAGAAAAATATATAAATAATGCAAGCAATGAAGAGTTAGCAAAAATATTGGCACATTCATTAGATAGGTGTAGTTTTTGTTGTTTAACACCTGAAATATGTGATGGTTGTATATCACAGTGTGAAAAAAGAATAGCATATTGGCTCTCACAAGAAGTAGAGGAAGACATAGTGAGTATACCCAACATAGGCAAGATGCCAAAAACCGATAAAATAGCATTTGACGATTATGAGAATTTTGATGAAGTCAAAATAACAGTAAAGGCTTGGAATGAAGTAATAGATAAGGTTAGAGAACTAAACATAAGACTTGATAAACTTGAAAAATGCAATAGGATAGCAGAAGTAAAAGAACACATAGAAGAAAGCCTTAAAGAGAAAACAAAAGATATTGTTAAAAATAAAAATATACAACCAATGACAAAAGAAGACGCAGAAGAGTTGGTTAATAAAATAAGTCTTTGTGCTGAAGAAGTAAGACAAATGAATAAAACTGCTGACGAGATGTTTGAAGAATTAGGATATATGAAAGATACATTTGACGAGTTTGGTACAGATAAAATAATTTATATAAATAATAATAAAGACCACATATTAGTTAGAAAGAATGGTCATTATATGAAATATAATTATTATAATTTTCACTCAGATTTTGATTATAATGATATAAATTTTATAACTGAAGCTGAAGATAAAGCAATTCATAAAAAGATAGAGGAATTGAAATGTATATAGAAGGTAAAAGTAATTTAGTAGAAATAGATAAGTTTATAAATTGTAAAACAAAAGAAGAAATTGATAAAGTTTTTGATAGCGAGTTGGATAAAGATAATGTAAAGCCTATAGATTATTTAGCAATATTAAAGTTTTTCAAAAATAGAGATTACTATATAAAAAAGATAGAGGAGTTGAAGAATGGAAAAATATATTATCACAATTAGCGATGACGACATCCGTAATCTATATGGTGCATTAGGTTGTATGCAAGCATTATCAGAAACTATAAAAGAAAAGATGACTTATATTTGAAAGATGCTGAAGATGTTTATGAAAAGCTTTATACCATTAAAAAAATAGCAGACCAAGTTACTTTTGCCTATCTCAGTAATAAAAAAGAAGAGGAGCTGAAAGATGAAAGCGAATAAATGGATAGATAATGAACACCGATATGTAGATTGTGAAATATCTGATAATTGCTCACTATATGAAGAAGATATGGATAAGGTAGTTGATTGCTGTAATTGTGGCAAAAAGATAAAGTTTGGTGACGGCTATACAAGCAGACATTATCACAATTCAGTAGGAATTGGATATTCAGAATGTGAAAAATGTTATTTTGGGAGGGCTGATAAATGAAAATAGAAATTATTATTCCCAAAGAATTTGAAAGTGACTATACAGAAAATAAGTTTCAAGAAGCATTTGCCAGAGTTTTATCAGATATTCACTCTAATATATCAACAGATACACCATCAGTTGCAGGTAACTATGAATACGAAACATTGAATATGCTAAGTGAAGCAATATTTAATTCAAAAGAGATAAAGGAGTAGAAGATGATTAACAGTAAGAGAAAAGGAAAAGTTGGAGAACTAACGCTCGTACACGAATTAAATAATAGAGGTTATAATGTTGAAAGGACTGCTCAGTACAATGGAAAATCTGCTGATAGTGAAGCTGACTTAAGAGGTCTTAATGGTATTCACATAGAATGCAAAGTTAGAGAAAGACATAATGTATATGATTATATCAATCAAGTTGATAGGGATAAGAAAGACAATGAGTTGGGTTGCGTGTTTATGAAATCAAGCAGAAAAAAATGGCTTGTTGTTATGGATTTAGATGATTGGGTAAAATTATATAATAACTCATCATACAATGTTAAAAACTCATCTACATAGTTCTATATTTTTCTTGTTGATAGCCGTTGTATCTATTTGTTATAATGTGGGCAAATGATGTCAAAGGTAGGTGTAAAATATGAGAAGACCAAAATTATTAAGAGAGTTTTATTGGGACAATGTTTTTAAGTTTATAATTTTTCCGATTTTATGCGTGATAACAATAATTCTACTTTATGATACTTGTAAGAGAGCTTTTAATCAGTATCTAAAAAATGAGTATAATAAAGCAGCATATGAACAACAAATTAAATTGGAAGAAAAAAGAAAACAAGATGAGCTTACTAAAGAAAAACAAAGATTAGCAAAAGAAAAAGAAGAAAGAGACGAATATTTAAAAAATGAATTAAAAAAATCTGCTGAACAGAGAAAAATAAATGCTGAATATGAAACTAAGGTTAGTCAAAAACACTGTCCTAAAGGAACATATTTATATAATAAAGATTTGAATAAAGTTGGTAGAGTAATTAGTTATTATGGACTGCAAGTAAATACTGATGGTGACTGGTTCTTTAACTTGAATGAAGTTGATGGCTCTTATCCTTCAAATATATTAGAAATAGGTTGGAAAGAGTATAATAGGAGACTTGCTAAAGAGATTACAAATATAAAATTAAGTAATGAAGAAGTTTATAAACTAAAACAAAGATACGAAACACTTATTAGAGAAGAAACACAAAAGACAAAAGATAAATATGAATGGGACAAAAGAAATAAATTAGTTTACATCAAATACAAAGATGTATGTTATAAAGTCATAGACATAAAAGGTAGAGAACTTAAATGTGTAAGAGGTCCAAAAACAAAATCAGTAAAGTATAACATTGATGGATATGATGAAAGTGTAGAGCAGATAACATATAGAGAATATGATAAAAGTTTTATAAAATAAAATGTAAGAGAGGAATAAAATATGGGAGAGATAAAAGCGACAAAAAGAGAGATTTATGGTGAAATATTAAAGGACCAATACTTAACTAATGCAGAGCTGCTTTTTAATGAGTTGATTGGCGGCACAGAATATCTTGTGAATGATATTAACAAAATGCAAGAAGAAAGGACAAAAGATTGCACAGAACAAGACTATTATGAAAAGTTGGCTAGTGATGATAAGTATTATAAGATGATGAAAAGCAGAAATCGTAACCCAGTTTCTACTAGTGTGCATATTGATTGTGATAAGCATACTATAACTGAAACTAAGAAAGATTTATCTACTGGTGAGAGTAAAGACACAATAACACAATTTAGAAATTGTTTAATTAAAGAGTGCAAACACAATGTGAGTGGCTTATGTTCTAGAAAAGATATAATTGAAGGTAAGACACAATGTAATTTTGATAATGGCTATGCACAATTTATGTCAAGAAAGGAGTAATTATATGACTAAGTTAGATATGTGTAGGCTTATACTTAAATTAGTTGGAGCCAGATATGATAATTATGTTGGTAGTAAGTGTGTTAATAGTCACTGTGATGTTATAAATAGATTTATAGATGATAAAAAATATAATAGCGTATTTGTATATGTCAGTTGCATAATTGATATAAATGATATGCAGGAAGATTTTTTGAACTCATTAAATGATATATCTAAGCAAGTTCATAAAGAAATACAGAGACTTAGACAAACAACTAATTGGAATGATGAAACTATAGCGAACAATATAGGAAAAGACATAGATGATGGAAAGTATGAAAAATGCGTTAGGAGTAATGCAAAATGATTGGATTAGCCCTTAAATATAGACCACAATCATTTGAAGATATAGTAGGTCAGAGCAGCATAAAGCAAATATTGCTAAATCAGATAAACACACATAAGATAAAGCCAGCATATATGTTTATTGGAGCTAGTGGTGTTGGCAAAACAACTGCAGGTAGGATTTTTGCTAGAGATATAAATGATGGTGCTGATCCTATAGAACTTGATTGTGCTTCTAATAACAGTGTAGATGATATAAGAAATATAATAAAAGAAACAAAAACAAAACCTATGTCTGGAAAGTATAAAGTATTTTTACTAGATGAAGTTCAGAGTTTATCTGGAGCAAGCAATTCAGCACTATTAAAAATACTAGAAGAACCTCCTTCAACTAACATATTTATATTATGCACGACAAACCCAGAAAAAGTTCTTGATACTATAAGAACAAGGTGTCAAGTGTATAAGTTTAAGCCATTGAGTATTGAACAAATAATTGGCAGGTTAAAGCATATATGTATTAAAGAGAATATACAGGCTCCAGATGATTGCTTATTGATTATGGCAATGAAAGCTAAAGGGTCTATGAGACAGGCAATTCAAAACTTAGAAATGTGTAATGATTATGGAGTTATAGATATAAAATCAGTTGAGCAATGTTTAGGTGTTAATGATTATGATGTGCAAGACGATTTTTTATGGGCATTATATTCAAAAGATTTAATAAAGGTAACAGAAATACTTGAGCAAAACTATTTAGATGTGTTGGCATTTATAAGACAATTTGAAAACTATCTGATACAGCTTATAAAGTATAGCATTAGCCACAACGAACTTAATGTGAGTGTGCCTATAACAGACAAGTTCAAAGATAGTGCTTATAAGATAACATATATAAACTTAGTGAGTATGCTGTCATTTACAAAGACACTGATTGAGAGTATGGCTCATAATGATTACAAATTACAGACAGTTGAAAATATAATTATAAGTAAGTTGGGAGTAAGCAATGATTAGAGATGAAATTAAAAAAATGGTAAATGATATTATTACGAATGAAAAAAATAATATCATAGGTAAGTATGGTAAAGGGTATAATTCAGATCACGAATTTTATGGTGTGTTAAAAGAAGAAGTTGAAGAATTAGATGAAGATGTTTTTTATCTAAAGACTCATTTATCAGAACTGTGGGACAATATAAAACAAGATGATAAAATAGATAATCAAACTATTACTATAATGCTAAGTTATTGTCAGATGTGTATGGGTGAAGCAGCTCAAGTGGCGGCTGTTTTACTAAGATATTTTGAAGGTATCCAGCAATGATTGGTCAATATTATAATAAGATAACCCTTGAGACAATAAAATCAATTAGAGATGATTTTATTATTATTCACGGACAGTTTAGGAGCGGTAAAACAACTCTTGTAAAAGAAACTTATAAAGATTATGACATAATAGAATGTGACGCTAATGCTGAAGGATTTGATAGACTTATATACTCACTGTTAGTTAATAAATTACCAAGAAAATTATATTTAATTCAGAACTGCGACGCTATGTATAGTGGTGTATTTAATAAGATATTGAAGAGTGCTGAAGAGATGACTGAAATAAAGTCTACTTTAGTTATGGAATATAGAGGAGAGTATCCTGAAACACTTAAAACTAGAGCTAAAATTATAAATATGTCACCATATAAAAAGCAAGAATTATTAAATATTACTGATAATGATATAGCATTAAATATATCTCAAAGTCCAGGCATAATAGAATATCTATTGTCAGTTGATAATCTTGAAGAGTCATATAAAATGGGTTGCAACATAGCTTCAAATATAGGTAGAGCTGAAATTGGTAATCTATTAAAAGTTGTATCAATAATAGATAATGATAAGCTAGACTATATAACTATATTGCTAACCATTATGAATTATTATGCAGTGCAACAGCAGTCAACAGAGCCATTTTTAGTTGTTAGTAAATTATACTATGCTTATACATTGTCAAATAAGATAAATATGAGTATGGCGTTCACAAATATGTTAATTGAATTAAAGAACTTAGTATGACACAGGCAGAGTTAAAAAATAGAATAGTTGAAAAGTCAATACCACATTTTATGGTATGGGAAAGCAGGTCAAAGTACTTTAATGATTTGTATATCAACAAGATAAAAGAAGTATATAACTTAGAAGTTGTTTTTTTATACGAATTTGAAGAAATTGTCCAAATACATAAGGCAACCTTTGATGGAAAGCTATTTGTTATGTTCAACAACTCACTAGGACCTATCAAAAATGCACCAGAATTAGCACCACGCAATTTTTTCATAGTCATTGTAGAAAATATAGGTCAAGGCTTAAAAAACTCATTTGGTGACAAACTGGTGAGTTTTTATGATTTTGACAAAACGAATGTAGGGTCGCTGCTAAAAGATATGTACCCACTGAATAGTAGGCAAGCAGAGAAAATATCAGAGCTGTGTAATAACGATATATATAAGAGTATTTTAGAGCTTGATAAAGTTAGTATGCTTAAAGGAAACTTTGTTGACAATTTGAATATGCTGACAGGAGAAGACATAATGGATTTCTCAATTAAGTTTGATGTGTTTGGTCTTGTAAATATGGTCGTCAATAAAAGCTCAAACGCTATAGATGAAATGCAAGAGTTTTTAAGCGCAGACCAAAATATTATAGGCTTTATCACTTTATTATATCATACATATAAAAACATATTACAAATTAAAGAGCAACCATATTATGATGTTGCTGATATAGAAAAATGCACAGGTATAAAAAGTGGTATGATATATGCTATTAAGAAAAATTATAACATAAATAATTTTAGTGTTGATTATTTAGAGAATAAAATGTTTTTTTGTAGCAGTCTTATAAAAGGCATAAAAGACGGAATATACACTGAAGAAGAAGCTTTTTATTATTCTTGTTTTATCTGATTTTATCTGTTTGCGTTTTTGTTTTTGATGTGATACATTGTGTGTATGTTGCAAAAACAATGCAATAAATTAGAAAAAAGGTAGGTAAAATTATGAGCGAGAAGACAGATTTAATTACACAACTTGGTATGAACGATTTTACAAAAATCAAAGAGCTTGAAGATAGTAGTGCTGTAACTATTGAAGGCTGTATAGTAGATGAAGAAGGTGTTAATGATATAATAGACTTCTTCAAAGAAGCTCTCAAAAAACCTGACCCAGTAATATATTGTGCTAAAGGAGATGTAATGAATGAATACTGTGGCGGATTAAAAGGGTCAGCAGCTTATCAAAAAGACTTAAACATTATAATGATTAAGTTAGACAACTTTAAGTATGATGAGCTTATGAAATTACGATTAGAGTATTTTGGACTTTTCAGATGGTTAGATGATGTATGTAGCAATAATAGAAGGAGGAAGTAATTTATGAGTACACTAAGTAAAAAAGATGAAATACTAGCTTTAATAGACCAATGGAGCGACGACATTAAAAAAGATATGGAAGATTATAAAAAGATAAAGCTTATTGTTGATAGTTATTATTACGATATTGAAGAACTTAGACTTAAATCAGATATTGATGATAAAGATACTAATTACTATAAAAATATTGAGAATGCTTTAGCTGAGCTTGCAAGAAGAGGGAAAGCGTGTATTGACACAAACATTTTAATAGCTGCTAGAAGCATAGACCAAGATGAGTATGATAATAATTGCAATAAAACGCAACTAATAGTTAAATACTTGGAAGACTATGCAAAAATAAGAGCAACTATAGATAACAATATTGAAACTATTTCAGAGACGGCTAATATTCCAGATATAAGTGATGGATATAGAGATGTTATAAGTGAGATAGTTAATGATTACATATCAGACCAATCATACATAGGTCAAGTTAGACAGTCTTCAGAAAAGATTAGAAAAGCAATAGATAATATAAAAGATTTTTCAAATGACATATCAAATGAATTAGAAACTATTGAAGATTAGAGGTATATATGGAATTAACATACTATGAATTGGTATATCTATATAATATGCTTATAATGTATGGCAATAAGCAGAAAAGAAATATTAGAAAAAATAAGCTTGGTGAGAGTATTATAGAAGAATACAAAAACAGGCTTAGAACTAATAATGATATAGCAGCTAAATTAAGAACAGCAATAAATAAATATAAATAAATTAAAGGAGTGTAAATAATTATGGAAAGAGATGATTTAAGAAGTTTGTTTGAGAGTTTAAAAAGGGTATTAGGCAATGAAAGAATGTCATCAAAAGAAAATTGTGGTGGATCTGCAGGTGACACAAAAAAGTTGGTGCTACAAATGGACGAAGCGATTTATGCTGGTACTAAACTAATTGATGTGTTCAGCAAAGTCAAAGAACAACATACAGACACTGCGTCTAGTGCTTGTTTCAGCAAATTATGTGATGTGCTTATGTTGCTTAATTTGTTAAAGGGACAGTATCTTATAGATATTATGGATATTGCAATGAAAGATGATGATTTTATGGCTAAACTAAATAGCAATATGAAAGCCGTTGAAGCAATAATTAACGAGGAGGACAAATAGATATGATAAATGATGACATAGATTTATCGCAAAAAAGTGACTTATATCTAATTGCTGAAAAAATATGCAATAGTATGAAAGAAGACAGGAAAGACTTGATTAGTTCTTTGAAAGGCTATTTAGAAAAAGATGTATCAGATAATGCTTTATCGGTTATTAAAGATAATGTACCTAAAATTATAGATGATTATATACATTCAAATTATGGAACAATAAAAAGAAGTGTAGAACTATAAAGATTATAATTGATGGTGGTGTTAATTGTGGAAATAACGCTGATAGCATACTAACAAGATCTAGAATATTGTTTAATTTCTTTGAGCATTTACAGAAAGAGAATTATATATTTGATGTTTATGTTTCTTATAGTTTTAGCCATATGGAAGACAGTGATGAACCTGGACACATTGTCGCTTTAAAAGTCAAAGAACCTAATGAAAGATTAAATATATTAAGTAAGCATCTTCTAAGTTGTCTCCCAAGCACATTTAGAATTATGATGTTTAGATGGTATGAGACTTTTCCACCATCTAAGCGTATATCTGGATATGGATGTCCTATTGAAGATTATAAAAGAACTAAAGAACTTTACACTAACATTTTAGGTATTAGAAAAGAAGATGATATATGTGTTATTAGGCTTTCTTGCCTGCCATCAACAGTAAATAAAATGATAGAGCTTATAAATGACTACGAGGCTAAAAAAGATCATATTGTAGTTATATAATGGTTGACAACTTATAACTAATATTTTATAATATATTCTAGAAAGGAGTATGTTATGAGAATGTTAGGTATAAAAGAGCAAGATTTTATAGATAAAATAATATTTGATGGTATGAACTCTCCAGAAGAACAAATAGCAGCTTATAGATCTAGTTTTAATTTAAAAGATGATGTAACTGATGAGTCTGTGCAAAAAAGGATACAAAGTCTTTTAAACTCAGATCGTGGCAAAGAGTATTATAATGATATTAGAACAAGCTTGCAAAAAGATAGAGAAGATAAGGCTTTATGGAATATAGAACAAGCTGCTCAGGTGTTGAAAGAACATTTAGATTTTGCTATTAAAAATAGAAATGAAACTAAACTTACAAAGACTAATTCTGACGCAATAATATCTACAGCTAAAGAACTTAATTCAATGTTTGGCATAAATGAGAAAAATATAAATGTATCTGGAGAAGTTGTACAAATATACGGAGAAGAAGACATACAAGATTAGATAAATTAGCCTACCTTTAGAAGCGTTTGCATTCTGTGTGAACGCTTCTTTTTATTTCTTGATATATCTGTTTGTGTTATAAAAATAATTGTGTTATTATATAATCATAATATATATGCACAAATATTGTGTAGAAAGGTAGGTAAGAATTATGATGTTTGACATTAAGGTAAACGAGTTAGAAGAAAGAATTGTAAAAAATATTCAGCGTGGCAAGTATTATTTTACACCAACAACTATGGAAGTTTGGGAGAGTAAAATACACTATGACACCTATGAAGACGGGTATTTTATTGAGAGTGTGAAAGGCCGGGACGGAAATAGAAAATATCACATTATTTATCTGAGTGAAGATGGGATACTTAAGAGAAATGATGTTTGGTATGATGGACTAAATGAAGCTAAAAAAGCATTACAAAAAAGAGAATTTGAATTGGAGGTAGATTAGTATGTGTAGAGAAGAAAAGGTTATTAGAAGTTATGAAAGAGTTAGACAATCTGGAGTTACTAATATGTTTGCTAGAGATTTAGTGTGTGAGCTTGCAGACATTACAAAAGATGAGTATATGAATGTTATTAGTAACTACGATAAGCTCATTAAAAAATATAAAGTGAGTAGGGGGTAGTTATGAATAGGGTAGCTGTGAATAGTATTATTTGTATTAAAGATAGAAAAATTATAAAAACTGATTTTGAAGGAAAAGAAATAAAATTAGATGATTTTTACAAGCATATAGATTGTAATTGTGTAGATGTTTTAAGTATTAAAGGATTTGATTTTTGGTTTGATGATGAAGGTAAGTTAAAAGATGGTTGGCAAGACAGAATAAGTATTGCTTTAATTGATGGCAAGACAAATGAAGTTCTTGATGTTATAGTTGGAAATTGTGTTATATGTAAAGCAAAAGGATCTCGGTCAGTTCCTTTATCACAGAAAGATACAGACAAATTATTAGACACATTAGGAAAAACTCATTTATTTAATAGTATTGGAAATGTTCAAGAAGTATTTAGTATAAATGTAAATTAGGAGGAAATATGTATAAGAAAGATGATAGAAAGTCTTATGATAGACTTAATGATAATGAAAAGACATTATGGGACTTATTCTCAGACAATGTAGGGATAAAAATAACTAGAAAACAATTAAGAGAGTTATTAGGGCTTAACGACCAAGCAATGAGAAATTGTCTAAGAACTATAAAAGCAATAGTGCCTATTTGTAATTTTCAAGATGGAGAAGGTTATTGGTTATCAGATAATGTTGAAGAAGTTATGAGAATGTATAAACAAGAAAAACATAGGCTAAAAGAATTAAAAAAATCAGTATATGCACTTGAAACATTTTTAAAAGATAAGGGTGCATTATGATTGAGCAGCTAAAGAAGAAAGATTATAGTATATGTGACCGTGTATCAGATGTATTAGCTACAGTTCTATTTTTAGGTGTATGTGGATTTATATATATTTCGTTGGTATTGATGAAAGTAGTATTTGCAGCTGGATTAGGGTTTGCAGGATTAGGATTTTTAGGAAGGAGAAAGTAGTTGTAAAATGATAAGATTTATAAAAAATGCAATATATAAAATTATATTATGTATATTGTATTATGTGTGCATTGTATTTTACACCATATATCTAACACTTAAAAAAATGGTTAATTATACTATAATTGTTATAAAATCTAATATTTACAGCAACTAGAATTATCTTAATGTATCTGTTTGTGTTATAAAAATAATTATGATATAATATTTTTATAAATTAAAAATATAGTGTGCAAAGCACAGAAAGGTAGGTAAATATGAGTGCAACAAGAATAGGAACAACAGGATCACTAATCAGTAGAAATGGAGTCCACACTTTTGCTGATTATAATAGTCTAATTTTTGAGATAGACTATAACAAAAACAAAATAACATTTTTCAAGAATTGGGACTATTCAAAATCAACTAGAAAGCATACTAATGAAGCAGTTAGGATTGCTGGTTGTGGTGGTCTAAATACTAGTGACATTATAGGAAAGGCAATACAAGAAAAAAAGTGGACTAATGGGGCTGGTATCAAGTTCAAAGTAGAATATTCGGAGGAAGAATAATTATGGAAACAATGGTATTTGATACAGTGTATGATATGATTTATAACAGACTTTGTAATTTAGGTGAGAAAGACATTGATAATAAGACTGATGTTTTAACTGAAGAAGCTTTATCAGAAATAGAAAAGATAGCGCCTATTATAACAGAATTAGTGTTAGCAAAGGAGGGATATGTATGTGCAAGTCAAGAAGAGAAGTAAAGCAAAATATGGATTTAATATATCAAGAGTTTTTAGATATTAAGGCTCAAATAGATCCATTAGAAAAGCGTAAGAAAGAATTGTCAGAATGTATAAAAACATATATGCAGCAGAATGGTTTATCAGATGTATATGGTGGCAAGTTATATCTGCAAGAGAAAGACACAAAATCATTGAATGAAGAGCTTGCGATAGAAAAAATCAAAAAATGTTGCAAAAATAATAAAGAGTTATCAGAGTTTGTAGCAACTAAAGAAGTAATAATTGAAGATGCTGTAGAAGCTGCTATAATGAATGGACGGTTAGAGATATCACAATCCGAGTGGAATGAGTGTGTAAATCATAAGATAACTTATGCTTTAATGTCAAAGAAGTAGGAGGCAAAAGAAATGTTTTTTGATTATTCGTTTGAGAATATATTATATATGTTACCAGTAATTATAATAGAGGTAGCTGTTGTAGTAAGTATATTATCATCATTAAAATCTATATCAGAAAATGTATCAGAAATAAATAAAAAATTAGGAGGTTGCAGTAATGAAAGCAAGCAAGTTGGTGAAGAAAAGTAGCAAAAAAGTAGTAAAAAAGACAAGAGTCGCAGTACCAAAAGTAAATAAGGCAGAAAAAGCAAAAGTCAAGGAAGCTGTAGTAAAGAGTGTAAGTAGGAAGCCAAAGATATACAGTGTAAATCCCAAAGTTCAAGCCCTATTAGAGAAGTATGTAGCATAATCCAAGCCCACCTTTCTGGTGGGTTTTTTATTTAATTTTCTTAATTTATCTTGTTGCAATGCTGTTATTATATGTGTTATAATAAAGTTATAAAAATAAATAGCAGACCAAAAGGTAAGAAAGGTAGGTAAGAAATATGAGTATTGTAAAATCAGAGGAAATCAGTGTAAAGATAATTAAAGATTTAGACATCACTAACTTTAATGCAGATGATTGGAACAGGATGTATGATATGAGAATTGATTATTATGAGACATTAAAGAGTTGGGATTATGAGACTATGAAGAAGTTTAATAAGTATGTAGCAAATAATGCGGTAGATGGAGAGATAAATGAAAGGTTTAATGAGTTAGAGCATTTAATATGTGATTTTGAAGATGCAGAAGAAGAGTAGTATTTATCAATAATAAATAAGCAAAGTCCACCTTAAAGAGGTGGATTTTTATTGGCGGAAAGCGGGAAAAGAAAATCCGCCGCGGCAATATAAATGTAAGCAGATATATTATAAAGAATAATAGATATATAAGTAGTATAAAGAATATATGGTGATATACTGAAATCTCACCATTTTTCTGCTATGGAAATGAGTTGTAAAAATAATCTAAAATCCATAATACCACCACCAATCAACCACCAATCAACTATTTATCTATATAATCCTTGCGCTCCCCATACACACATATATTATAAATACTGTGTTTTTACTACTTTTACTATTTACCTATGGGTAAAAGTTATAAAAATAATCTAATTCCTTATATTATAAGGCTTTTTCTAGTTCTGCTGCAATGTATATAGTGCTATTTTGCTTCTCTCCGGTGGGCGAAAATTGCCTTTTTTATAACATCTGCAAAAAAGCCAATAAAATCAATACTTTTTGGTATCCTGCTGCAAAAAAATCCAAAATCAAAATGAAAATTGCTTCTCGCCGGTGGGTAAAACTAAGCACTTTTCTAAAAAGCCTTATTTTTCAATGTTTCTGGGAAAAAGGAAAAAAGAAAAAATAAAAATAATATAAGTCTAGCTAATCTATTACTTAACATACTTATATTATATTATAATTCTATATCTATATATGCTGTGTTTATTGCAGGACAAAAAAAATAACATATTATATATTGGGTGTGTATCATTTCAACCTTTTATATAATATGTTATTTTTTGTGTTTAATATATGCAATACATTATATAATCATATTTTACTTACTAATTGTGTCACAACATTTAAGTAATGTTTGCACATCATTAGGTGTGTTTTTCATTGCTTCTATTTTGTCACTATCTTGGTTATTCCAGTCTTTAAGCATTGCTTTTGCAACATCACTGCTTTTATAGTGTGCATTATCTAAAAGTATATATTCGTATAATATATCACTTTTAGTCTTTTTTGCAATATCACAAGACCATCTTTTTCTCTGTAGTATGTAGTCATCACCTTTAAGTCTTAGGGTTTTTTCATTTGTGCAAAATACAACATTATTTGCAATATGCCAATTTTTCACATTTTGCATATTTTGTGCAAGGGATTCTACATACTCACTTTTTAATTTATACCTACAACCGTTATATAAAAAATGTTTGAAAAAGTCTTTCATTGCATTTATGCCATATTTAGTAAAAGAAACACCTTGCACTGATTTACGACCTCTAGTTGTGTTATCTACATACTTACTAACATCAAACCCTTTTACCATATTATCTGTTTTTGCTTCAATACTTTTCATATTCTTACCTACCTTTTTATTGATTTGATGTATTGCATATATTTAATTGTCATAGGACTTATAATAATTGTATTGTGTTTGATATATTATGTATGTATCAATTATTATGACATAATTATAACACATCTAATATATTATGCAATATATTTTTTAATGTAGGTTATAGGTGATATAACCTCAGGTTATACCCCCATATTAGACTAACCGGTGTTAGATGTGCATAACAGAGCCCCTATGTCCGGAATTGGAACGAGAGGCAAAAGATGGGGGCAGGCATATATTTTACCCAGAAAATATTTTATTTTTACAACACGGGTATATTTTACCCAGAAAATGTTTCTTTTTTATAACACATACATATT